AGACAAATACAAATATTGCCAATCTTCCAAACCTAATATCTCACATGTATTAGGATTCATTTTTGATAACAGTTCTATAATTTTATTAAAAGAATAAATTACTGTATCTGTTTCGGAATCTACAACTTGTTCAAAATCGTTGTTTAATAAAATTTCTTCTTTTGAATTTATTGCAATTCCTCTTATGTCAATATCACTCACATAATCCTTAGTTTGAATATTCATTCCATAAGCATGACTTCCACCTAAACCAATAAGAATATTATTTTGCCCAAGATGAATATTAGTGCGTAAAAAATCATATTCTTTTCTTTCGATAATATTATTTGTCAATCTTTTCATCTATACCTCCATATATACCCACCAGCAGTTTTTTGTCTATTGTTACAAACCGCAATAATATTAGATTTATATATACTATTCTCTTTTGCAGCTTCACTAATACTATCCCATGTTTTAATTAAATTAAAATCTAAGTCATATTGGTTGACTGACTTACAAGATTTACCACTTTTTCGATAAACCACTTTACTAATATTTTTACAATCATCTGCATATTTCCACTGATAACCACCAGAAGTTTTCTTTTTTCCTTTTATACAAGACCATATATTGTGAATTTTTGTCTCTCTTTGAGCTTGTTGAATACTTGGATATTTATTTATAAAATTACCTTCAGTATCAAATTGCGCTACTGGTTTTGACATATTTTCAATAATTCTTTTACTACTTTCTATATAGGCTTGTTTAACCGCTTGCTCTGCATCATAATTGCACCATCCATTAATAGCACCTTGCTTTAATTTATTTTTCACAGTGTTATAAGAACAATGAAAATAATTTGCTACAAATTGAATATTTTTTAATTCATTATACTTTTCACATATTAGCTTTGTATCATTAGATAAAGCATATTCATTACATTCATCCCATTCTATTTCTTTATAATTAAAATTCAATATTATAGGCAAATTGCTATTGCATATTGAATTTTTCATCCACTTTATATTCGATTCCCTAGCATCAATTATTATATAATTGAAAACATTATTCTTTAATGCCATTTCTTTTTTGTATTCATCATTTGCGATTTCCTCATAATAATGCCTTCCTCCTAAATATGAAAAGTCGGATGAAGTGTAATGTTGTTTTCCATTGACCTCAATAATACAATTATGTTCAGGAATATAAAAATCGTATTCTTTATTATCAGACCATTCAAATTTTATATGTGTTTCAAACGGAATATATAGTTGGTCTAATAAATTACTCAAAAATTTCTCCCCATAGCTTTTATTCCCACTACAATAAGGACATTTATTAAGACGATTTCTTAATTTACTAGGTAGCATGTAAAATTCTTTTCCACAATCTTTACATAACCATAATAATTTTTTATTCGTATTAGCTGTGTATTTAAAGCCATCTTCAACATTTGCAAGATGTGAAGCTAAATTAGGATCTGTTGTCCACATATCGTTAAAACCTTTTAAAACACGTTTGTCAAAACAATATGGACAACCTAAATTACCTGTTCTAAAAGCATTACAAGGTAATGATAAAAATTCATGACCACAATCACCTACAAAATAATATTTTTGTCCTGAACTAATATTTTGAATCTTTATTTTGTTTTTATTAGAAAAATATTGAGGATGTTTAATTAAATAGTCTCGTATTTCTTGAATTTTAATTAAAATCACCTCTTCCACCAAGAGTTAAGATAATGATATTGTTACCCAAGTTCTTATCTGTTCTCAGGAAGTCATACTCTTTTGATTTTAATTTGTCCTTAATCTGTTCAATTGTCATTGTCCTAACCTCCAAAATTTTATATATCTGTTTCTACTCGTTCCTTGAAGTTTGAAATGCCTTTATTATCCTTGTTTTGAGAACGAATTAGATATACATATAAATTTGACATTGTATTTATTCTTTTCCATATTTTGTGTAATCAATAGTTTCAAACTGGTCGTATATATTAGGGACAAAAATACCAACCCAAAAATCTTTCTGAAAAATTTTATAGTATGTCACATCCTCATTCCAATCTTGAATCTCATCAATTACTTCTTTGTTCAACAAACCGAATTCATCACGACAAGCACCACTTTCCACTTTATATGTAATGGCATTGTATCGTTCTTTGTTTCTTTCTACTTGAGCGTTTACACCAATATAAACACAGGCAAAGACAAAAATCATAATTACCATTATAATTCCACTTATTACAACAGTAACCCTACCAAAACTTTTAATTGTGCAATCATTCTTATATAGAAATTTTCTTAACTTATTTTCATTTCTAGTATCAAACCACTCCATCTTTCCAACAATTACTAATCCAATTCCTACAATTAATACAATTAAACATAACCAAAATAACATAATTATACCTCCAATTTTTCTAATAAAATGTGCGTTTCATTTTAATGTAAAATATATACCATATATAGTATATATTACTTATTTTCAATACTATATATGGTATATTTGTAACAATTACTCACTTAATTCTGCAAGTGCCTTATCCAGATCCTCATCAGACATATTTTCAAGTGCTGCATCCTGTCTCTTAGCCTTGATTTCAAGCAATCTCTGTCTCATCTCAGCATTTTTCTTAGCGTCTTCTCTCTTCTTTTTCTCATCCAGCTTCACACTAACAATATACTTGACAATTTCAATCTTATTAGAAATCTCCTCATCTTCCTTTGACTTAGTATTCAGAAGACTTTCTTCCTCAGACTTCTTCGCTTCTGCATTGAGTGTCTTAAACACTGAGTCCAGATTTGTAAGAGATAAATCCCACAAATCAATTACGTTAATCATTCCTCTGAATGGGAACTGATAGTTTGATCTTGTTGCATTAATAAATAATTCGTTGTTTGTCATAATAATCTCCTTTTCTAATTAAAACTTAATCTTCATTATACGCTCTGTTGCGCCCTTAACCTTAACAACTAAATCTGCTCTCTTTGTCATAGAGAATCCAATTCCTGAAAGCTGATCATCAGTATCTTCTACATGACACTTAGCACCTAAAGCCTCGAATACTCTCTTGTGCTTCATTAAATCATTTTCAAGAAACTCAAGATAGAATCCATTAGGCTCTTCGCTATTTACACAATCCTTCAGGAAGAAGAATAAATGTCTATGACCAATTCCATCCTGCTCGTCAAAATAGTTTGGACTGTAACTAATTACTGATACTGGAACAAACTGATTTGTATTTACACCCCAAATCTCACGACTTGAAATAGATGAACTTCCAGACAGCTTTTCCTTAATTGAGAAGTTGCCATTCTCATCAAGTGTTACCTCTGCTACCTGAACATTACCAGAAACAGGTCTATTGTATTCAAACGCAAAAATCTCACCATTGAATTCAATTTCTGCCTTAAATCCTTTACTTCCTCTTGCTGCATACTGATTTACAAAGAACTTATAAACACCTGGCTTCATACGTGACATATCTGCCCATGTAATATTTTCCACAGAAGGCTTTCCCACCATCTGCTCCATAGGATGTGTAATGTCAACATCTAACTGACCGCCACATCTTGATATACTAGGTTTTCTGCAATTGCCAAAATAAATCTCGTTTCCATCAGGTTCTTTGCAATGTGCATCAAGATCACTGTTGTCATTTTGTCCCTCATTCCACTGAATTGAAAATCTGAGTACACCATCGACATTACCGCCAGCAGCTTTTACATTCTGTTTCATATCAGAATCAGTAATGTTTCCTGAATAAGCCCAAGATAATCCATTGTCCCATTTAAACATTGTCTTCGCATCTGGATTAACAGGTGCAACCATGGAAACAAAGTTCTTCTCGTGTTTATTCTCTACAAAAGCTTCAATTTCCTTTGCAGTTGGAAGTACCTTATCAATGAAATCCTGTGCTGAAATCTCTTCAACCTTAGAAAACTTCTTAGGACTTACGGCAACATCTTTTTCCATCTGCCCAAAAATATCATCTGCACCAACCATTCTTCTTGCAGCACTCTTATTTGAGAACAGTACATTATTTACAGTAATATCATTCAGATTAGCAAATCTTCTCTGTAATGAATCCATATATCCAAGCTCTGTAATGGTCTTCTTTGCATCCTCAAGCATTTTCTTTGTAAAAATAGCCTTTGGTCTTTTATAGTTGCTCGGTGCTGTAATCTGCTCATATTTCTTAACTGCTGTGTCAAGATCCATATCCTCACTTACATTAATAAGAAGTGTTCCGATAGAATGATTTCTAATTCTTCCGATAGCCATACCTGCTGTTACCGACTTCTCCCAAGCATATAAATCCTTTTCAGTATCAGAAGTCAGCTTATCATATTCCTTCTTATACTTCTTGAACTCTGTGAGTACGCCTTTCCACTCTTCTCCCTTGTAAAGTGTATTTGAATTGATAAGTTCAAGAATTGTATCAAGTGCATCCATAGTAATCTCATCGAGAGAACGCTTAAATACATTTCTTGTATCTCTGAACTGTCCTTTAACTTCCTCATTAGAACGACTACTTCTATTTACGAACTTACTTGGAAGCTCTAAGAAGAAATGATTCCACTGATGAGACTTTCCATTAATTTCTTCAAAGTTAAAATCTGTACCAATCTTAGGGAACTTAGTTGTATAGATATCTGTAACTGTATGAGCTTTTACAAAAGCATCAAGTGCATCACATACTGGCTGATATGTTGTATCACCAAGATTCAGTTCCCAAATCGTATGAATCTGGTTATCCTTAATAGTGACAGCAGAACCAATATTCTTAATAAACTGTCTACAACAACTACAATCATGCTCTCTACGCTCTCTGAAAATCTCATTTGTACCAGCAGGGAAGCTATCAAGATATGTATTCCATAATTCATCCTTATCTACATTTACCTCAAATAAATGTGTTGCCTCTTTCTGCATTTCATCGAAGTGCTTTTCCAAAGCCTTCTTAAACATCATAAATCCATCCATGTTTTGTACCTCTTCTTTCTTATATTTATTTTTGTTAATTGCTTCTATTGTTATATTCTCCGTTTATAATCCAAAGGAAACGAAGTTTTCTTGTTAAAATAATTCTTCTTTTGTATATCCAACCAAGGAGACAATTTTATTAATGATATCTTTATCATCTGCATTTGTGTCTAATTCAAATAAATCGAGTGTAACACTGTCATCTTTCATATCCTTGTATAATTTATTTGCTTCAATTCTTGCATCTTGAAGAGAATGTTTTCCCTCATTAAATTCCAGTTCTCCATTATTCATTTCTAAAATATCATTACAAAACAATCTCCAATGTTCTACTGATGGATTGTATGAAACACATTTGTCATCTTTTCGATTTCTAATCCTGAAACATAAATCAAATCCATATTCTTTAGCGACATCTTTCATCCACAAATCTATCTCTTCAGGACTAAAATCAAATGCAAACTGAATTTTAAAATTATGATTTTTTAGTACATCTATAAGATCATTTAATTCATTTTCACTTTTAACATGTACTACAAAATCAACTCCGACATTATCTTTATTTTCTAAAATTTTACTAATTGCTGCTTTCATATTTTTCTCCTTTCATTTTCCAAAGAAATCGAACTTTACTGTTATTTATCTACAACAACTATCTCTTTGCCACAATAAGGACAATATTTTAAATTTGCCATATTTTCAGGTATCCTCCAATATGGATCATCAGCATCGTCATGTTCTTTCGGGCAAATCGTTCTATAATCGTATTTTGTCCATTTACAAGTTTGTATTTCCTCGTATCTTCGAAGTACAACATTTCCTCTATCAATAAATATTTCCATTGGCTCACCAGTTGCATCCGTTTTCCCAAACACCTGCCTTCTAATTTCCTTTGGAATTACTATTCTACCTAAATCATCAACTCTACGAATTATTCCTGTTATCTTCATCTTTTCACCTCACAATCCAAATAAAGAGAATTTTCAAGTTCAATCACGATTGTCTTCTCTTTCATAATTGTAAATACCAACTACTTTTGCTATTTCTATACAACATTCATAATCATCCAAATCAGGTGATTGCAATAGCTCAATAATCTTATTTATTTTATCTTCATTATTCATAAAATCACCTCGAAATCCAAAGAAAGGATTCTATTGTCTATCTTTATTTTTTACATTTTTTACCTTACGCATTTTATGAAAATCGCAACTTTTGGTATCCTTATTAAAATATATACAAAATTTGTCATCCTCACATCCGCAATCACATTCCATTTCTGTATAAATTCTCATCTTAGTTTCCTTCCTATTAATACGGTTGACCGAATATACCTAACTTGATGGACAGTATGGGATTCGAACCCATCCACCGTAAGCACCAATGCACCGCCCAATCAAATCCAGGTATACTCAGTATCATATATTACAACCTTGCCAAAAATTGAAAAATCAGCACTATGCACTTACATCCCTCTGCATGAATTTATCAAAATCACGTTTCAGATAAAGATAGTTTGTTTTCTGAGATTGGCTAAAATTGCTTGTTTTATAATTTTTAATCCAACTTTCAAAGTCCTGATCCTGTTCTTTCTGACAAGCATATGCCATAAGAGCAATTAATGCCATTTTACAAAACTTGTATACAGGTGCGTCAATCTTCACACAGTCCTCAACCATATCTGTATAAAAATCCACATCATCATTCGTAGCATTAGAATTTGCATTTTCCCGTACAAAGGAAAGAATACTTTCTTCCGTATTTTCTTCCACATTTTCTGTTGTATTTATATGTAAGTAATCCATCATTAAAGCTGTATATGTGTCAATTTTTGCTTGTACAATCTTTTTATCAGATGTACCAGCTTCTTTATCAAGTGTGTCATAACTCCACTCTCCAATTACTTTATTATGTAAATCCTTTACAAGTGCATTTACAAATCTTGCAAACTTATTATCTTCGAGTCCTAACTTTGTGAAATTATGGAATGTAGCCATCCAGCAAAGAATATCTTTGAATACAAATATATTCTGAAATTTATTGCCACAAACTTTTGCGATTCGATTTCCATATTCATTTATCTTTTCGAATTCATCGAACGAAGAATTTTCCTCAAGATATTCATTTCTGTCTTTTGGTGCTTTTTTCCAATCATTTATATGAAATACAGTCATTACAGAATTTGCAACCGTCTGCTCATATGTTCCGTTCTTACGCATTGGTTCTGAAGGTGCAACACAATTTTTATAAAACTCATTGTTTGCAATATTTTTGATTTTTCTTGCATATGTAGGAATCCATGTAAGAGCCTTCTGGTTAGAACCCATAGACTTGTTACGATTATATCTTCGCACAAGCTTACTAATCTCTTGCATGGTGCAATTCTGATGAACGACAATACGGATCTGATAATCGTCAAATTTCTTTTTCAATTCATCTGGCAACTGTTCAAAAGTTTTGTTCTTAATGTCAAATTCGCAATTATCCCAAAGAATACTTCCGTTTTCATCTTTTACAAGATGCCCTTCTTTATCTCTTCTCTTTGCTTGATACTGAATAACGCTATTTTCAAATGATTTAGTTGTTTTCCAATTCATATTGCGAAACTTATTTAATGCTGTGGTTCTCTGTATACCATCAACAATATATTCCTGTGTTAATCCACCACCTAATTCTTCTTCACCAAGAATAATAGGAGGAATGTAATCTTCCGTAAGAACTGTTAAAATCAATTCATTCATTGCCGGGTTGTCCCAACAAAACATTCTCTGTACATCCTGATTTTCTGAAATATCCTCACTATTTACACTTGCTAAATATGAAGATAATGATACTGTTTGTTCTCTTACTTTCTTTGCCATAATTAATTCCTCCTACATTTTCCTTACATTAATTCTCTTATATTTTCATATGCTTGAATAGCTGCAAGATTATTAGAATATTGCCTACTATTCATATGTAATAATTCTCTGATTTCTTTTGCCTTATATCCATCAGATAATAACGATACAATTTTACGTTGTGTATATGATAACTTGTCCAAATATCTTTCAATCTTAGTACCTTCAAACAAGTATTCACAAGCAGTTTCATATGTATCAAACTTTGATGGAATAGTTTCTCCAAGCTCCACCCCGTCTTCTGTAACAAGATTGCTTGTACTTTCAAGTTTCTTAGCAGGAATACGTTTTGCACGATTACGATCACGAATCTCGGTTTTAAACTTTCGCTTAATGTTGCTGGCTAAGAATGAATCAAAATCTATTTCTTTTTCTGGATCAAATCTTAATGCGGTGTCTGATAATACACTTAAAGCGATGCTATAAAAATCGTCATAATCTTTGTCCGATATACCCCCAATTTTTATCAACATTGGGTAGCATATCTTTTTGAGCCGATACATTTCATTATCACAGTACCATTCCAATATTTGTTGTATTTCCATTATGTAATTACTTTCCCTTCTTAATTTCTCTATGTAACACTTCTCTAAAGCTCAACTCGTTATCATTGATTTTTGTATGTCGTGTCTCTGAACAACACTTCCTTATCCTTTGAGAACGACATAACTCCCACCATTTGAGTCCAACAATTTTTACATAATAACATTCTCCTTATCTACCTCCCTAATAGTCAAATAATTCAGTCATTACTCTTGGTTCATATTTACGCTTATCCATTCCTGAGATAGCTTTCTCAATCTCATCAGTAGCTGTTTCAGAAATTTTCTTTCCCAAAATAATGTCTACCACCTGCAATTCGTTCTTAATGCTTCTACGTTTTATTCTCCGTTCCTTGAGCATTTTATAGGCTTTATATCCTTGTGCAGCATTAAGGTTACAAAATTCTATGTAATGTAATATGTCACATATTTCTTTATCTACTGTGCTAAGTTTGTCTGTTAACTCATTCTTTCTATGTACTGCTTCTGAGGCTAATCCATTAAGTCCCTTTACCTTCTCAATCCAATATTGAATATTTTCAGCTATTGCCACCCTTTCAGTCTTCTCTTGTGTTTCTTCATGTGTCATTTGCTTTATTAGCTCTGGTGGCTGGTCATATTTTTGAACACGAAAGCACGATTTGAAAGCCTTAGAAAGATTATTGTTATAGACAGAATTGGCTTCCTTGTTTCCATAAATATCTGCCAAAGCTTCACATGACGTTGGAACATAACACCCCTTTCTGTCCCTCATAATCCAACGATTTCCATCTGTAATTACATATTGCGCCAATTAAAACCATCTCCTTCTTTTTAGTTTTAATGCACCATGAAGGACTTGAACCTACGACCGACCGGTTATGAGCCGGTTGCTCTAACCAACTGAGCTAATGGTGCTTGTTACTACTCAAAGTGAAATTGTGCACGGTTATAACAGGGCATACCAGATTCGAACTGGTGAATGCAGCAGTCAAAGTGCTGTGCCTTACCGCTTGGCGAATGCCCTATATTAATATTCTCTATTTAATTGTAAAAAATGGATTAAAATGCAGAAAACGCTAGATTTACCAGTCTTGACAACAATTGGTAAAATATGTAAAATAATTTTGCGGTATTTTCTGCCGTATTGGGTAAAACAGTCAAGTAGAAAGGTGCGCCAACACCGTTTGAATCGCTTGGCTGTTTTTTGTATTTCCATTTTTCTTACAATAATAATGATATTTCAAACATACGTTCTTGTCAATAGTTTTTTCGAACATTTGTTTGTTCTTTTTATGTATTATAATTATACATCAGATGGTGTCCCATAATTAGGACACTATTCCCGAAAAATAAGTGGAAAATTTATGTTGTGTACAATCTCCGCTTGTACACCTTCTAAACATAGATGACCAAAAAAGTCATTATCAAAATAATCTACTGTGGCAGCTTTATTAATCATCATTTTTCCTTCATCGGCATTAATCTGTCTTGGTTTTGTATGAATAAACGTAACACCGTTAAACGAATCAATCCATATCTTTCCCTGAGCTGAATCAATCATCCGTTTCGCTTCTTCTTTGCTAACGTACATTACGCATTTACCTCCTCTAATCTATATTCTGTTCCATAAAATAATCCATTGAAACAAGCTTTATCTATAAGTTTCTTCTCTTCTTTGCTTGTTACTGTACCAAGTTTTTCTTTTACTTCTTCTTTAGATATGGTAAATAACTGTTCTCCTAAAGCCATGGAATACTCCGTTAATCCATTATCATTATCGGCATGAATACAACTATGAACTGGCATATTAAGCTTTTTTATTTTACTCGTTAAAGCCATAACTGTAATAATGGTTGCGTGCTTAGTTCCGATTGGATTTGATATTATCACATATGGACGCTCATTTGTCTGGACAGAACCCATTCCTTTATATTTTATTTCTGCCTTTATAATGTCATATCTTTGCAATTGTAAATCCATATGTACCCTCCTCTCTTCTTTTGTATGTAATGGATTATCTTTTGACATTTTGTATTATATACTTGTCTATATATATTGTCAAGTATTATTATAAATATTTTTTATATTTATTTTTTTCTTTATATATGATACTCTATGTATATAGGAGGATTATACTTATGAAACTATCTATTCAGGATAAATTAAAAGAAAAAAATATGACACGTTACGAACTGGCTAAAAAAATAGGGGTAACATATCCAACAATCGACAAAATCTACAAAGGTGAATCAACTTCAATTAAATTTGATATCTTAGAATCAATTTGTAAAGAACTTGATTGTTCTCCAATTGAGATTCTTGATTCAGATGATAGCCAAATGAAACGACTTTTAAGTTATACGACAGCAATAAATAAAATGACACATAGTAAGGACGATGAACAATAATCATCGTCCTTACATATTTATATTACCCTCAGTTCATTTGCCATATTAATAGCTGCCTGATACTTGTCAACATCATCTGTAAGCATTCTTATAATCTTTCCAAAATCATCAGACTTTAGTGAGATAACTGGCATATTCTTAACTATTTCATCTCCCTTACCGGCTAATACATTATGAATAAATTCACCATGATCATTAATTAACTGTCTGTTTTTCTCTTCTGTTAATCCAATATAGTTCATTGTTGTCTGAATGTCTGTATGATTAAATAGCTTCTGCAATGATAATAAACAATCAGGATCGAACGGATGCATTTTGTGTATCCAGTAGCCGAAGCTTTTACGGAGGCTGTGGCTCGACACGGGGGAAGTTATTCCAACATCTTCAACTGCCTTTTTTAATTTCTTCCTATAATCATCTGTCTGCCATTTTACAATGTCATTGTACTCAACCACAAAATAAATGTATTCACCAATAGTCTCATATATTTTCTGTTTTTTATAATCATCAATAATCTTATTTTGTCTTTTGTTAGATAAATCTTTTCTCAAAAGATGACACCATGAATACACATTTAATTCATCATATTTCCATGTCTTTCTTCTGCAAAGCCAATCTGTCTTTGGCTGATACTGAAAAATATATTCATTATAATGCTCCATTGGATTGATTTTGACATGTGATAAATAATTATCAACAGCTTCCCATACCATATTACTCACAGGAAGATTAGTAATCTTTCCTGTTTTCTGTTCTTCAATAGTATCAATCTCACTTTTGCGTTTTCCATTTTCATAATACAAATCCGACCACTTCATCATTACTGTGTCACCAATTCGTCTACCAAGCAATAATTCAAGTAGTGTAATTAAATATCCATCCCATTCATTATTCTTTTCAAACCACTCTACAACATTCTTGATATCTGACATATTCCAGAATGGCTGTACCTCTGTTTTACCTTTTTTCTTAGTTGCATAATCTCTTGTCTGTGCCATATTAACCAACCACCTTTCTATATGTATTATTCTCTATTTATATATAATTCTTTATGTATTTCTCTTGCCTTTTCATATATATCTAAATAATCATCACACCATCTGACTTCAATATTTTTCGTTATTGACTGACATTGAATACAAAAAATATCTTTCAAATGATATTTAGGTCTTTGTTTTCCTTTTCTCTGAATACCTTGCCCTATAAAATTTTCTCCTAAATGCTTACAGCATAAAAATCTTGATGCTCTTTTGGGATTTCCCATATTCATTTTTATTACCTCTCTTTCTGCAATAAAAAAGAAGCAGGTGTTTTCTGCTTCATATTTTAAAAATATTTAATTTGAAATGTCTGCTTCATCAGGTTTTCAAATCATCAAATTTATGTTTTCTAGCCACAGCTCTGCATACTTCTTTAATAACATTTCTTTGTCTTTCTATTTCTGTTTTTTTAAGCAACTCTTGTTTTACTTCCTCAATAACAGATTTTTGCGCATTATATAAGACACGTTCATTCATTATTATTCACCTCTCTTATATGAAAACAATCTTTCAACAACAAATTATATATTCTGTTGAGCCATTGGACATCCAAAACATACTGCACAACCTTTTAGATCCTGTAAATGCTGCTCATTAATCCAGTTTTTATCACTTGCTTGTTCATTGGATATACACACGCCACACTCCTGCATATTTTTAACTTCGTCTTCTGCATAAAGCTTACCAGAATATTTTCCTAGCCTCATATAAATTATCTCCTTTCATATAAAAGCAATTTTTCATTTGCTTTATAGTTTCTCGATCATCTTCTTAATTCTGTTAATTTCTTCACTTGTATGAGGAGTGCCTCCTGCATTCATATCCACATACCACTGCAATACTTCTTTTTTTGTTTTTAGATTATTGATATTTACTTTAATCGAATTTCTCATTAAAGACATTTCATCTTCGTATTCGCTAATATACGAACCAAACGCAGATATTTCTCCGTTCATAAACCTTCGAATAGCGGTAATGCGCTGCAATCCATCCACGCAAACAAAATCATTATAATCTCCATCTTTTACAGAACCTTGCCAACTAGGACAATTAAAATATAGAATACGACCTGTTCTTCCTCCTCTCAAGAAAAACTCAATCCATGCTATTTGTTGTTCTTCTGTCCATACATGTCCCCGTTGAAAATCAGGGTTAAGCTGTAAGTCATAACTTTTTATATGTTCGTCTATAAATTGTAATAAATACGCAAAATCAAAATCACATTGCCAAGAACCATCTCGTGTAAAAGATGGTATATCTGCAAATTTTGTTATTTTCTTCATTCAATCATCTCCATTCTGTTTACCAAGAAATCGTCATTTCATATCGTCAAACAATCCTGTTAAATGCTGTTTATTAATTTCACTTGTATTCATCCATTGATAATCAAATCCATTCTCTCCTTCACATTTCTGTGAAATAATATCATCAACATCCATAGCTGTTAAATTATCTGGAACTTCTATTTCTTTTTCAATAGCGTATCTTATTCTCATCTATAACACCTCTTCCAATCTACCCATATAAAATTGCTTCCAGATCATCAATTACGATTTCCAACTGTCTACGAACTTCGTCATCATCAATTTCAGTTAAGGACAATTTATAATCTTTAATTTTCTCTTCAATTTGATCACAACACCATGTAGGATTATTTCGTTTTCTAGTCATTTATATCTCCTCTGCTAATCTTCCAAGTAAATCATTCTTTCTTAGTTGAAAATAAACTGAAAATCTCTATCATTTATTTCCACTGTAACAAGTTCTTTATTGTTGTCAAGAATACCTACAACCGCACTTTCATATTTGGCATATGCATTAGTACATTCATATTCCTTACCCTTTGTAAAGTGGTCGTCTGTTTTTCTACAAATAGCTTTGTTGTTCATTTATATTACCTCTTCTAATCTTCCTAATAAATCATTTTTCACTTCAATTATTGCATTCAACCTTGATTCAGTTGCACTAACCTTGCAAGCTTCTACATTATAAGTCATTTGCTTTTCTAGATCAGATTCAAGTCTGTCAATTTCCATATCAAGCTCACTAATATATTCTCTTATCTTTTCTCTCATATCTGGTTGATTTTCATACTGATATAGCTTTTGTAGTGGTTCTTGCATTGCTTGGTTGGTTTCTACACTTGCCTCGCCATACATATACATTTCCGTTTTTGGAGAACCAGACAGCTTCCACTTTACTTTTTGTACCAAATTTTCCATTATCTTTTACCCCAGTTCCAATATCTTACCAAAACAAACATTCTGCATTTTTGTTCCATCTGACATAGTTGTTGTGGAAAGCTGTGCTATCTGTCCGTGATTACCAACCTCTTCATCAGGAAAAGATTTGTTAATCAAATCAATTAACTCTCTTTTCGTTAATGCCGTATGTACTACTGTTTCAATTACATTTCTATTTTCCATTTTTCTACCTCCAATCATCTCAAGAAAGTTAAATTTACTCGCCTCTATGTTCTATAAACCATCTATTTGCTATTGTATGAGTCAATTCAATTTGAAGCATTAATACAGTATTTGCTCCGAAATCTTTTTCATATTCTTTTTTAATTTTCCCCAATTCGTTATCATCTGGAAAACCAGATATTTTTTCTGCTTCAAGAAATTGTCCGTATAATACCGATAATTCTTCATCCGATTTTGTTTCAAATATATTCAAATGCATAATGATTATTCTCCCTTCTTAACTTGAAACTTAGATTTCATCAATATCAATTTCTCTACAACTTCCAATTTCTATTGCATCAACAATTGTACTACCATAAGATTTTACTTCTTTAATAGTTTCCATCATATCTTCTTCTGTTTCCAACCATGCAATAGCCATTCCGTCTTTTTCGCTTTCATATACTAACATAAACGGCTTTTCAGGTTGTAAAAATGGCTTTCCACCATCAAATGATTCAAATTCTTTACTCATAATTATATTTCTCCTTTCCATTCCACAAGAAAACTTGAGTTACTTGGCTTTTTAATACCTAATATTTGTCTCAGCGGTTATTTTTCTTACAAGCTCATCCAATTCTTCATATTTTTCAAGTAAATATTTTAATTCTTCAATAGTAATGTCTCTTCTTTTACTACTATCATTAGTATCATATACAAAGATACTTCCATCGCTACAAGAACCAATATTCACCCCAAATGTTGTACCATAATTTCTGTCTCTGAATTTCTGTTTTAATATAGAATATTCATCATGTTCTAAAAAATATTTATGTTCTAAATTTTCACATTCTTTTAACTGACGATGGAAGATTTCATCAACATAATCTTCATAGGTATCATATTCACCTTTTCTATTAATATATTGAATATTTCTTCCACCCATAAAACGAATGCTTCCGTATTGGTATGAATTATCAATTAATTTTCTCTTATCATTTCTTTTGATCCATGCTTTGAGTGATACTGTTTTTGCATCTCCCCAATTATCAGTCGGCATATCTTCTTTATCTTTTTCGAATTTCTCTGACAACGCTAAAATATAGCTTAACTTGTTATCTTGTATTTTATCAACAAATGCAATTTTATCTTCTCTTGTTATATCATGCTCACAGTTATATATTTTTTCTTTTCCAATTATTATATTGCTCCCCTCATTCAGCAACTTCAAATCTTCTACATTCCATTCAAACATAATTTAACCTCCGTTCTTCAAAATAAACTATTATTTATTGCTCCTTCCATTCTACACAATATCACCCAACAACTCAATTACTTCGTCAAGTTTCTCATTCGCTTCTTCCATATTATCAATTGCATCTTCAGAACACATTCCTCTATAACTGCTTTGTAATCCTTCTGGCATATTATCAAATGCATTCTGTTCTTCGTTTAATATAGAAGATAGCTCACCTGAAACTTTCTTCAAATCGGTTTTAATCAAATCAATTTGAGTTTTGAGTTGCCTTATCTTTTCTCTTCTCTGATTATTCATTACCTATCACCCCATAATGCATGGACTACATCATAATCACTTGGCATACATGTACATGTCAAAGCTCCAAAATTCAACTTATTAAATTCTTCTTTTGTAATTTCAATTCCCATATCGCCATCAACAGTAGTATTGTAATCAAGTTTTCCCTGGCATTCTGGTCGAAAATACCATACTCTATAGAACTCTTTACCAGTCTTACTATTTTTACCACTAAACAAACAGGTAATTGTTCTGCCTGTGCTGATTTCAGTTGTAACAGTTTTTCTGAAATATGGATTGTATTGACTATATACATTTTTCCCGTATTTTAGATTTTCCTGTTTGTCATGTTCGCTCATAGCAAATAACTGTTGTGTACCTCTTCCATAAGAAGTATCATATACTCTACTACTGTTTACTCCAACTGTAGAATATAACTTAACTCCGTTTATGTCTGTTGTCTCAACTCTCTTTACTCGTTCACCGTTGATGTATTCATTACACAATCTGTCTGCATAATGAACATTTCCTTTTTCATCAACTGTACGAGTAATTTTCTTCATATCATAGTTATCTTTAGCTGCCTTTACAGCACTTCCTGCATAAATTCCTAAAAACGCTAATAGTCCTCCGAACATACTCATCAACCTCTTTCTCTTTTATATTATCTTCTCCATTTTTCCATTTCGTCAACTGACTTCTTATTTAAATTATTATACATATCTTGTCTCTTACGAGATTCTTCCTTTTGATTCGCTTTCCAAGGAAGATACACACATAAATACATTGCCACTAAAAATCCGATTAATTGTGCCATAATCATTACCTCTTTTCTTTCCATTTGTGTTCTGTTATACTATTCTTTATCGGAGGAGCTAACCATGATAGAAGAATTTATAACAGACGTTTGCGAATTGCTTGAAATAGGAGTGCCAAAAATTTCATATGACACTACTCATTTCACTACTAAAACAACAATGGCTCTATGTGAGCCAGAAACTAATACAATTTACCTTAATAAAGTAGATAAGCCAAATCCAGATTATGTATTTTCCATTGCTCATGAACTTCGTCATATTTATCAATATCAAACTGACGAAAATTTTTATTTGTCAGGATATAAACCATCTAATGAATGTTCATCTATTGAAGAATATAACCTTCAAATTGCCGAAGTAGATGCTAATGCTTTTGCTTCCATTATAATGACTGATTTCTTTTCAATAAAACCGCAATGGAATGGTTTATCTGACAAAGCTATTGATACTATCGAAAAACGAATCGAATTCCTTTTGACTACTGAATTTGTTTTATAAACCTAAATCCGTTTGCCGTAGTTTTCTTTTTAGAACCATCCTTACGATAGAACCAAATTCCTTTTATAATACCTTCTTCGATGACTTCTGTTGCTTTTGGATGTTGTCTACTGCCAGACCATTCTAAGAAAGCACATTCCCATTTCTCTTCTGATGGTTTGCTTTCTACTTTTTTGTCTGCTTTATAATCTGAAAGCAATTCTTCAATTTTATCATCTGTCAAATTTTCTATTCTATCTACATCTAATGAATAGAAATCTGTTTTATTGTAATGGTTACTTGTATGATGCCATGAAGAATATATTAAGCAAATTTCCTTTAATACTTTTACTGGAAGCTTCTTTAATTTCTCTATTGAACATTTTAACTCAACTTCCTGTTCTTCTATTACCTCAAAAATGTCTGCCTTTGTCCATTTACTTAATGGCTTTTCACCATCTTCGTAAGCTGCTACTGCATTGTTACTCATACTAAATCCGTTATATCCTGCCATATTCATCAACCTTCTTTATTATATATTATATCATGTGTTGTGTCCTATTAAAAGGACTAGAAAGTTCTTTTTATCGTAGTTCTAATCCAAGTACATCTTTTAAATATAAAGCTTTTTCTTTATCTTCAAGAACTCTTCCTTTTATATTTCCATCAACTTCAATTGCTGTTATTACTTTAAAATCTAAATCAGAATGAAGAAATTCATTTATCATATCAAGACGCTGCGTTGTTACAACAGGTGGATTTTCTTCTCTTGCTATTTCTATCCACTCTGGAAGTTCAGTATAATGTGTTGTTTCATCTGGATAATAAACAATATCATTATCCATATCAATGTTCAGTATCTCTTTTGCATATCTTTCAACAGCATTATTTTTACCTAATAATAAAATCATTTAATCACCATCCTTTTGAAATTTCCGTTTCATGTTAATCAAGTATGAATCGGTTTTCTTTTACGTTACTTACTCTATAAATTCCATTTATCTCTTGCAAAGAATAATAAGTAGTATTATTTCTTATATACTTATTGGTGATTTTACAAGTAACTAATCTGCTCCATTTTTCTGTTACATAAACAGATATTTTTACTGTATCACCTATTTTATAATCCATTCCAATCACTCCTATCTAAATCACAATTCCAATACTTACTCATAGTCTCTACATATATCCATTACTGTATCTATCACATTTAGTTTAGAATCAATTCCATAACCACTCATTAAGTCAAAAGAACTGTTATCTTTGGTATAAACTAAATCGCAATAATGATGCCATCCATCTTCTTCGTCATAAGCAAAAGTAATTTCAAGATTTATACCATCAACTATTTTGCATTGCCAAGGTCGTTCATCAAAGCTTTCTGGTTTATTACCTTCTCCATTCCATAAAGTAGGATTCATATCATTAAAAAATCCATTTACAATTCTCGTAGCTTTTTCTCTTGTCATATTCTAAGCCTCCATTCTTCCCAGTAAATCATCGTTTCATTGGATTTTTATGAAAAAGTTATGTTTAAAACACCATCCGACAGAATGTAATCTATCTAATGTTTGGTCAAATGTACTTCCAATCACACAATTATCCTCATAACAAAATCCTTTTTCTTTATCAAAATAAATATATTCATAGTCGTCCAATCCATCAGAAAATAATTTGTCAACTCGACCTATTTGCAAAGCGTTAAGCCCTTCCTGTAAAGAAACTCTAATATATTCATTCGTTGGTATAAATTCCATCTTTACTACCTTATCCCTTCTAAATCCTCATTTCATATTTACAATGGTTTACTAATATTACCATTGTTCCAAATTGCAATAACGGTTTTTTCAAGTTCTGGTGCTAATAGTGGATTTGTACAATATCTTTGTACATATGCTCCACATTTACATTGAGCGAGGCAATGCTCTTGATTATTGAATCTGTTATATATAATTTCAACTTCTGTCTCACCACAATATTTACATGGATTTAATTTTACTTTATGTTTTTCTGTATGTGACTTCATACAAATTCCTCCATTCTAAAGTTCATAGGAAACTCTTGTTCACTGTGCTTTATACACTATCCAATAATAATCTTCCTTACTTGAAATATCTTCTGCTGACATATCAGGATTAAACATCTGCGTTCTGCGTATAAAATCTTCGTATTTATCAACAAAGTCATCACAATAAGTAATCTCTTCTGATAAAATTCTTCCATCATTTGCAGCATAATCATAGATAACAGATGATTCACCACTATCATAAGTGTCAAGAAACATTTTCACATTTCTATCATCTTCAGTTTCCCTTAAATAATCAGTAAGACATTCCTCTGTTATTGTAAACTTTGTTTGTCTTGACGGATTATAGTTATTTCCAATATAATCATTTAATAATAATTCTACTGTTTTCATAATAATCACTCCTTAATCCACTTGAATAATCAATCTAATCTGCTTTTCACCCACACAATCAATAACAACTCCATTATCTCCTGTGACATACATATCAGGATAACGACCAACTCTTTCAATCTCAGATGCATCACCAGTTTTCATTTTGTTATTGAAAAAATCATATAACTCATTCTCAACAGATTCTTTTGTGATTTCCTTTACAACTTCAAATCCATCATGACAAAATCCTGTTTCATCTGATAACCAATCTGAAATTTCTTCAAGTGCATATTCTTTATCTTTTTCGTACATAATCTCTAATTTATCAGGTATTAACATTTCCCTCGGAAGATTTTCAAATATTTCACTATCTCCATCCGGATTCCACATAATATTAATTGCTTTTAACATAATTCATCAACCATCCTTTCCATTTAAAATTGCTATTTCATCACTCATCTTTTAAAACATTTTGTAAAGCAATGACCGTTCTCAACGCCTTCATTGCTTCATTAAGCTCTAATCTTCCAACTTTAATTGCAGTTGAATTAACCAATGCTTCTTGTTTTGCTTCCCGTAATTTCGCTAATGCTTTTTCTTTATCCATATAACTCAACCTCACTTTCTAATTATCCATACACACCAACAATTCACCATAACTCATATCTGAATATGGTCGTTCAAAATAAAACCGTTGAGCTTCAGGATAATTTTCTCTTGCTTTTTCTATTTTTCTATCTTTCCATAATTCCATATAATCTTCATCAAGATCATTCCCAACATTGAATGTTTCAACTTTGACTTCATCTCCACATTCATCAACCATAATTAAGTCCAATTTCATTTTTATCACTCCTTTATCATCATATTTTTAAAGTATACAAATGCCATTATCATTGCTTTGTATTTTCGTGGATGTTTCATAATGTCCTCAATTTCTTTTTCAAGACCTGCTGTATCTATATCTAATTCGCCTTTTGTGAGAAAAAATCCGTTTAATCCACGAATTTCCTCGTTGCTATAAGTTTTCATAATTTCTCTTCTTATCATTTTTGCTGTGTCTGTTGCAGCTTGCTCCAATAAATTTCGATCTACCATATTAATCACTCCAATCTTCTAATAACTCATATACTTCGTTTTTATTGTCATGCATATACTGATTAAAGGCTTCATAATTTCCATCTTTATCAGGAAAATCTTCAATAAATCTTTCCCACATTGCATCTGACACCACATTTTCATTGAATAATTTTCCCTTGTATTCAAGTTCTGCGTCTGCCCATTCTCCATGTGAAATATATCCAATATCTTCAATTCCGCAATAGTTTGGATATTCTTTCATCGGGAAGCTTGCTACACCATCTTTTACTACAAAATCTCTTTCTATTGTGCTTGTCATTTTCTCACCTCTTCAATTTAGATAAATACAAAACATTACTATTCCTTTCCATTTTGTGTTATAATACTAATATAGGAGCGAGGACTTACACGGCTGCGTCACCAGCCGATGCCTCTTGTGTTAGCAATTCTCTTCTATGTATTCCCACACTTCTTCCTCAGTTGGAAAAGCATTTGGACAACCTGGTACATAGAAGTCGCCATACATTTTGTAAGGTTTAATCACTCTAACACCTCCTCATATGTATTTATAGAAAAAGCAGAGATAATTAAATCTCTGCTTTAACTATCATTATTAAGTTATTCTCCATTGTCTCTTAATTGACCGCCATCATAGCTGATAATATATTTAAACATTTCAATCACTCTTCCTTACAATTTTTTAAATAATCAGCTTTCTGTTTTTTATATTCTGCTTCAATTTTATCTAGTCTTTTCTGTTCTTCATCGCACTCTTCTTGTGATTCAAATACATCATAGTAATGTGTATCTCCATCCCAACGACATCGCACAATTTTATCTTTCTCTTCGTCTGTTAATTGATAAACTCTGTACATTTTTCATCTCTCCTTTCAAATTAGGACATAAACCAAGACCACTATCAATTTCAGGCACTCTTCTATATGCTCCTCTGTGAATACAATTTTCCTTATCACATTCTGTACAATCACATTTCTGATATTGTTCATATGTCATCTTCCAACCTGTTTCTGCAAATCTTTCTCTTGTCATCATATGAATCACTCTCCTTTATACTTCGTTTCCGTCTTTATCTGTTATAAAAGCGACTTCTGATAAATAAATACTTTCAAAAGCTTGATTTTCATATTCACCAGTTCCATTCTTCGCTATTTTCTTTGCCTCTTCTAAAGAAGTTGCTTCAATCGTTTGATCGACTTGTGCGGTATAAGTTACTCTATATTTTTCCTTAATACCTATAAATTTTTTATATCTATTATAGTTAGGCGTGTACTCAAATGACTCAGGTGTAATTTCTTGAATAATATTACTTCCATTCTGTCCATATTCTTCTGATACAACATAAATATTCTTAGTCTCTGTGTCAAAGAAACTCTGACTTTCCGCAAAATCCTCAAACATTACAAACCTTTTATCCTGAAACCAATTCTGATTTAACATATCCAATCACTCCTTTAAACAATCCTTATCAACTACTGCAAATAACTTAATCTCTTCACCAACTTCGCTTTCATCAAGATCCAGATTATCAAGTAATTCTGCAAATGATTCCTCTGTGAAATCTTCCTTATATAAATACACATCATGCACTGTTGGAGTACACCATAAATGCAATCTAATGAACTCTATTAGTTCAATCCATTCGCATTCATTACATATCCGTCTTGCACATCTTACTAATGATTGAATAAAATCCTGTGTCATAAGTCCGTTACCTTCGAGCTTCTCAATCTGCTCGTCAGTAATCTCCTTTACGTTACTCATTCCTTTATCCATGATATAGGAAACAACCGCATTTCCCATTCGTGAATCGAACTCTTCCTCAATAATCTTTCCTATTTTTGTTTCGTAGTATGTCATATTACGCTACCTCCTAATAATCTTCATCAATACATTCATCAATTTCGCTGTAATATTCACCATCATATCCCTTTTCCATTAGTTTCTCCCAACAATCATTACACACTAATCTGAAAGTGATTCCATGACAGTCCCTGGTAAAATTCATATCATTTCTTTCTACTTCCCTATTACATACTGGGCAAGTTCTAATATCTTTTTCTTCCATAATTATTATCTCCTATTCATTGTAAACAGTTTCTTTTTCTTGGGAATTTATGCCACCTCTTTTATTTTCTTTACTGACTCTTTCCAACAGCTATCAATCAGTCCATAAACTTCATCAATATCATATCCATGCATCTTACATCCCTCAACACAAAAGATTGCGTATTTAATAGGTAGTTTCACATCTTTATCCAACTCTATTTCTAATACAGAACCACCGCCAGACCAAGGATCATATAATCCGCACATAGTTTCCTTTCCAAGAACCATGTAAGATTTTGAATTTTCGTTCTTTCGTGGATCATATTTTCCTTTTTCGTCATACTCTTTATTCTGTAATTCGATTAAGTCAAATAAATCAAATAACGGCATTTTTACAAGGAACGTTACGGTTGCCATATGTGATGGAAGATTTTCAAATTCCTGTATGCAGCTTTCAATAAATTTGTCTTTATTCTTATCTCTATCTACATAATATCCGTCATCTCTATGTACTTGTTTACAAGCCTTTCTTAATGCATTTGCTTTACCTTGTGTTTTTGCTAACCACAACATAGATGACTCTTTATCAATACTTCCATCTCCTGAATTTCCATACCAATTCAGAACATTATCGCAAACACAATCGTAATTCCAATTACCACAATCCACCATAATATTTACTTTGACTTCATTATTAAAATCCTCTGCGTTGTAATAAAAATATGTATTTTCTTTTATATATTCCCATATCTCGTCAAAATTATCTGTAAAATACTCTTCCTCTTCATCTGTCAGCTCCTTACGAATGTCCTTTTCAAGTTCATCCTCTCCATACTCCATCGCATAATCCATAGCCCAATCAGCTAATTCATCATTAAATGCCTCCCTTGGATTATCATGCTCAAATATCTCTTTTAAAAAACTATCAGAAAGTTCTCTTTCTCTATAGTCAGTATAAATTTCGATGCCACCATCTTCATTTACACCCCACATTTTCCTTAATATTTCATCTATTCTGGTTCTTAATATTTCCATTGTCATATCAATCAACCTCACTTTCTATGCTATCTTTTTCCACATATCAAAGTCTGTATGGAACTGTCCTGTTCCTGAAATGCTGAATAAATATCTTCCATCTTTATTGTTTTGTTTCTCTTGCTCTAACATCTTTTCTGGATCGTCGCATCTTCCGTACCAACCAGATTCACAATCAGCCACTACTTTCTTATATCCTGCCTTTTCAATTTCATCATCTGAAAGAATTGTATTTGCAGTATTTGGATTGTTTTCTAATGATTTAAGATACTCTTCTGAATAATCTTCTCTTACACAGTCTTCGCATAAAATGAATCCGTCACCAACCCAGTAGTTTGCAACCCATGAATAACTATCAGGTGAAGTTCTGAATGCCTTATTACAATGCTCGCAAACTGAATATTCATCTGAAAATCCCCACATTCCATCTGTAAGATAATCAAGCCATGTCGTAAAATATTCTCTGTCACGAATATCTTCTGGTAATTCATATCTTGTCTCGTCACACAATTCTTTTGCATAATTATCATTAAGCCATTCATTAAGTTCTCTTATAAAGTTCCAACTATCAACAATAAGAAACCACTCATCATCACAATGAATCCGTAAACTTTCTGATGCTTCGTAAAAATTTGCATTGCCTCTTAACTTGTTGTAATTTTCATCAGCATATACAAGATACTCATTAATAATATTTTTATCTCTTAAATCACTCATTTCACATTCTCCTTCCTAACAAATAAGACAGACACGTTTGTTTGCGTCTGCCTTATTATTCTCTGTATTACTGCTCATTATCTCCACACTCTGTTTCATCAAGATAAATTGTTTCATTTCTCACAAATATATGATTAAGTTCACATCCATTTATCTTAATTTCTGTACCCGTATCGAGATTATTTTCCTTTGCGTACTGTATTAAGTCATTTATTGTTAATCTCATTCAAATCACTCCTTCTAAATAAATACCAATTTACTTTGCTTTTACCTGCTCCATTGACCAACTTTATTTCCGTTTATATCAATGATACTTCCGCTTGTTGCACCATCTTCAAGTTCTCTGCAAATGCCTTCAAGTAATCTCTTACATTCAATAGCCTCATAAAATTCACTTGGCTCACCTGTAAACGGATCACAGAATGCTGCATTATCTGTTTTAATTTCAATTTTCAGCATAACATCTTACCTCCTATACCCATGCTGGCTTTACTTTAGTTTCTGGTAAACTTTCCAGCCACTCAATTATATCCTGTGGTACTTCTTCCATCTTCCAAGCAGTTCCGTATTTATAGCCGCACACTGGACATTCTCTACCAATAAAACCGAGTTTGTGATCTTTATATGAAATCCAACCTCTTGTCTTATATTCTGTATTTGAATGTCCTAAACAATCTTTCTCTTTTAATTCGTATGCTTCTCTATAAGTGACTTTTTCATCATCATAAACATCAATAGAATATTCCATATTTGCATATGTTGTTTCCTCTTTAGTTGGATAAAATGGTTCTCCATTTTTCAAACATTCCAATGCTCTTTTCTTTGCGTTATCTTTTTTCTGACAAGCTTCTTTTGTTAAAGTCCATTTCTCAATTTTAACTTTATCCTGAGTGTGTTCTGTCCATCCAAGTTCTCTCATGTGTTCACAATAAGGACGCATATCATTCAAATGCCATCTATCCCAAATATCACATAATTTGTTAAGCATTTCCGTTGTCCACTCATCTGTTGGTGAACCATTTCTAATTTCATCTACACACTGACCAGCAGAGCCAAGGCAATCTCCGTTTGATAATGGCGCAACTACACCGCACATACTTAATTTTGAATCTTTATATTCAATTTTTACAAATGCATTTCTATCTACTTCGTTTCCTGTTTTTGTGTAAACCTTACATTTACATGGGTTAATGATTTTATACATAATTACGCCTCCTTAATTTCTTTCAACATACTGTCGATACACAACATTAAATTTTCTTCCATATTTTCTTTAACCATTTCCAGATGTTCGTTTACCTGTTTTCTGATTTCTTTTTCTGTTGCATTGTGACCATAATTTGCAATCACTTCATCCATAATTTGCCTATATGTAAAACCTAAAAGTAAGTCATCATTTTCATGTATTGGCAAATTGTAAGTAAACTCTTTTCCATTCCGTGAATCAGTTTCAGGATCATATAACCATCTGCTCATATTCGTTTCCTCGCTTTCTTGTAATAAAAATAGGCAGCTAGGTATTTATTCTCCTAACTGCCTTTGCGTTTGCTATAAATTAATTGCGTTTCCATCTTCATCATATTCAATCGGTGTAATATGAACTGCATAACCGATTTCTTTTTCTTTGTCATAAATCTCCATTGTACCACCTGCACAAAATTCAAATGAGAATCGCTTATCATCCGATTCAATCAGCTTAATCAGATGATCCGTAAGTTCATTTAAGTTCCGTGCATCTTCTTTTGATTTTTCAATACTTGTCATTTCGCTTCACTCCTTTTCATAAATCTCTAACTTATGTAACAAATCAAACATTGCTACATATCTACCTTGATTCCGTTCTTTGAGTTTATCATTGTCGTTCTGCATTGCATCATCATAATCTTTATTTACTTTTCTAAATTCCTCTGCAATAATTTCAAGAATTTCATCCTTTGTCTTGCTACATGCGTATTTTGTCATTTCTCTTCACTCCTTCCTAAGAAATCTTAGTTTCAAAGTCTATTCTATATCAGATTTTAATGTTTCAATGTTCGTAATTGCAGTATCAATTATTTCAATAATACTTTCCATTTTATCTTTATACTGCAATTTACTTTTGTAATCTTCCATATCAGTTAGAAGGTTTTCTATTACTTGCAAACAATAATTCTTTTCTGATTCTCTTCTTGATTTTTCTTGGCTTTTTTCATAGAATTTTATCAAAATATCATCTGACATTTGCCTTGCCACATTTTCAAGTTCCTCTTCAAGTAACTGATTATTATTTAAAACCTCATCATCTGGTTTATAACCTAAAAAATCAGCTATCATTTCTGCATCTTCACCAAGCATCATTTCAATTACTTTATCAATCAACATAATTTTTCCTCCAATCTTCTAAAGAAATGCGAATTTAGTTCTCTTTTAAAACCTCCAAAAAATCCAAATACTGCGAGATTTCTTTTCGACACTCTAAAAGAACCTCTTTAGACTCTTCTAGTTTTTCCATGTATTCAGATGCAAGATGCTTATTTTTATCTCTCAACATCTCATAAGTTTCCTTATTTAACCGTACATCTCTTACAAGACCATCCTCTTTTTTCAATAATGCTAATAATGATTCATTCATTTTAATTTCTCCTCCATATAAAACACATATTTAGTGCCAACTTTCGCAAGTAGAATTTCTGTCAACTAATCCTTCTACTTCTGTACAATATCCTTCATAAGTTGTACAAGGATTATACGCACTGCATCCGTCACAACGCTTGCACTTTCGCTTTGAACTGCTTACAATATGATACATATTCGGTTCTACATATTTCTCTTTAATGTCTTCCCATTGTTTTTGAGTTACTTTTAAATAAGCATTTACAATCATCTTCTCTTACCTCCATTCCAAGAGAACACGAATTTTTACAGTTGAATTAATTTATCTTCAATCAATAACTGGTCTAATCGTAAGCTACTTTGTTCAACCTCAAGCATATCTTCAAAACCGTTTTCTTCAAGAATTTGGATTGCCTTTTCTGCCTTTTCTTTAGTAGAACACTGTGCAAAACAAGTGCCTTCTAAGTCATCAATTCCATTTACTTCCCAAATTTGCATTCCGTTCATATATATTTACCCACCTTTCTAATCCAAGGAAACACGCATTTCTTTACTCCGAAATCTCTTTATATGCTTCCACTAAACTGCAAGACAAATCTTGCATTATCTCTTCGCATACATCCACTATATTCTGAATATATGCATTCTCTTCTTCTGCTGTCAAATCTCTTTTCTCTTCTGCTTCTGTTTCACAAATCCAAGAGTCAAGAGTATTATCTGCAATCATTAAACCTCTAATAATATCAAAATTTGTTCTTGCCATTTTTATTTCTCCTTTCTAATGAAATATCCATTTACTTTATTTCAACGAATCTCATATTTCACATACCCTATATTCGTATCCATTGCACCCGTCATCAAATCTGACAATTACATATTCTGTACCATCTTCGCCGTCACATACAAGGTTTGGGATTTCACTCAAAGGATAATCCCAATGATTAGCAAGACCATCATCGCCTCCATTTTTATTTGGGTCTTGTGCAATCTCATTTAGTTCATTAATAGTAATTAAATCATCAACAGGTCTATATCCTGTTATTTCTTCTATCCAATCCGAACTATCTATACATTCGTCACAAAATTTAACCATAATTTTTGTCCTCGCTTTCATTCTCATTCATTGCATCCGAAAACCCATCGTCATATCCCTTGTTATACATAGGATTCTCAAACTTACTGTTTGCTAATGGACTATTCTCTTCAATGCCGAACCACTCTTTCTCTTTATCTGTCATTTCACAAACTTCATTAAAGTATTCCATTGCACTTTCTCTATCATCAGAGATTAAACCGTCCTTGAAAAGTGTTGCAAGTTCTGATAACCTGCAACGTGGAATATAATCCGCATTTACCTTTTCCATGAAACAATCATAAGCTGATTGAAGATATAACATCTTCTTAAAGTTATTATGGAAATAAGTGAAATAAGTTCCATATGCCCACTGTTTATTTTCTGGCTGCGTTGGATTATAACCACTAACAACTGCATACTGTGTATCACTTTCGCTTTGTAATAATGCACAATCATTTTTCCGTAAAATTTCTTTCCATTTCATTTATCACACCTCCAAGTCATATTCTTTAATAAGTCTTTCCCTTACCATTTTGTTCAAATCCTTATTTACTGTTATGATTCTATGGGAAGTTCGATTTATGTATGTGAAATGACTTCCACTGCATCTTGCGAATCTATATCCATTCCGTAAAAGAATTGGCTCAAATTCACGCAACTGTTTTGTTTTTCTGCACATCTAGTATCACTTCCTTCCTTATTATAATGTAACCGTATTGCCGTTATTCCAGCTATGCTTTATCTGTGTTTCATTTTTATCACTTGCCTTTTCGTTATATTATTCTCTACATGGCATTTGCTCTTGTCTTTGTTGCCTTTTTTGTACGTTTCTTTTCTGTGAATGGAGATTCCATTTCATAACGGACAATTTCTGACAGATAATCAAAAATCTGTGCCTGTGTTTTATCCATGATGTTTTCAACAAAGTATTCAGTTCCCTTACAATGCTTAATTAAGGCTTTCTCCATTTCATCTGTTCTGCCTTCTGTGTATGCATATAATGCTTTTAAAGCACGGATAATTTTCGCCGTATATGCTTTTCCATTGTAAGAATCTGCGTATCCGTTCCATCCAAGCTTTCCAAGCAGAGCAAACATTGAATCGAATAAATCTGGATTTGACTTTGACAACTTAACACCATCAGAAATAGATGTGAGTGTTCCTACTGTGTTTTCATTATCATCATCTCCCTTTACTGCGACATTATTCTTATGACAAATTTCCTGTAATTTCACATAATCTGTCTTACCACCTGCAATAGCTGCCTTATAAATATCCATAGGCTGCATTTTCGCTCTATCCTGTGACTGATTGATAAACAAATCAATTGCTTCTTCGAGTGAACATTCCATGATTTCAACCACTACGGAATCCATTTTCGCCTTAAATGCGCCATATATTCTGTGCTGACCATCAATAACATACAATCTGCCTTTGTGGAACAGTACCTTCGGAACATCCCATTTGTATTTGTTATATGCGTTGCCAATTGCATATGCCCTGGCAAGTTTTAATCTTCTCTGCCATTCTGGAATGTGGATATACATTGGGTCAACTACAAGCTGAAGTTTGTCTCCAATCATACTGTTCCGCTTTGCGTCTTTAATCATCCGTGAAATATAATCTGTTTCCATTTTGCCGGTAAATCCTTCTGCGTTCCGTAATTCCTGCATTTCCATTTCTGCTTCTTTCGCTGTTAAATAAACTCTTTTACACATATTTGTATCCTCCTTATAATTTGTAATAAAATAGCGGCTACATTATTTTGTAGCCGCCTTTACATGTTCGTTTGCATCTTTACAACTTTGCATTCCGTGACAACAACATCTGTCTCCACACTTAACACAAAGGTTGCATTTAATTTCTCTTACTTGTTTTTCGCTCATACCTCTTTATTCTCCAACATATACTCATAATATTCGGTTTCGCTTGCAAAGAGTTGATATTTCCCCTTTACAAGTCCCATGTAACCTTCTGGTGTATTATAACCATTCATTCTGTCTCCTTTCTAAAGCAATGCAGATAAGATTTCCGCAAAGCTTTTGTGATTTTTGTTTCGCCTTTTACTTCTCTTTGATGCAAGTTTTTCTGCATAGCACATATTCTCATACGCTATTTCTGCTTCTGGTCTTGCGTCTATGATTTCCATTCCGTTATAAGCACGGAACATAATCGCTTTTTGAATCATTCCATCGCCTCCCTTTCTGTACATTAAAAAAGCGATGCTAACGTCTGTGCTAACATCGCTTTACTCATATTATGAGTTTTGATTCCGTTTGGTTTCCGTGTTTCTGCCCGGACGCTATAAATCCGTGGTTGTTGTTTTGCCTTTGTTATTTCGTAGTCACAATAGGCTGTGTGGGTTGCTTTTGCTTTTTCTGACATAGTTTTGTCCTCCTTTTATTTTTTCCAGTAGTAACTCGAACCGTCCTCAAGATAAATCTGCAAGCTAGTTTCCGTTGCGGAAAAATCGGTTACTTTTGACATGTTTACCATGTTATTTTTATAGGCTTCTGTTTCATTCGGAATATCTTTCAAAACATCCGTATAACTTGCATTTGCCTTGTTGTCAAGTTGACGTGTTACATCTTTTAGTTCAATCGTAATATATCCGTCTGCGTTTGTATAATAGCAGGCAATATCTTCGATTGGGATTGAATGGTTTAACTGGGCAGATTTGCCTATAAAAAATGCACCCATTACGAGTGATAATGTTGTGAGTATGTATGCTATTTTGCGTTTCATAATTGCTTCCTCCTTAATTTTGGGTATAAAAATAGCACCCAGTAGTTTATCTACGTGGATGCTTTTGGGTGTGTTGGTTATGTTTGACGCATTGTTATTTGCCTTGTAATTGCTTTTTCTTTGCCTTAAGTTCTGCTATTTGCGCTTCGATTGAGGCAATTTCTTCGTTTGCCTTGTTATATTCTGCATCAGGTATCCATTCCATAATTTCGCTTGGTTGGACATGGAGATATTCGCAGATACGGTTTAATGTGTCCGTTTTAAATACTTCATTTTTACTTATTTTAGATACAACATTTGTACTAATTCCTGTATCTTTGCAAAGTTGTGTTTTTGTTATTTTGCGTTCATCTAAAAGTGTGTCAAGTTTATAATATACTATCATACAATTTTCGCCTCCATTTAATATATACAAAGATAGCATATTATTTGACTTTTTTCAAGTGCTATCTTGATAATGCACACTATAAAAGAGCAGACCTTTTGCGTTGATCTGCTCCTCTAACTATGCACTAATCCTGTAAACTTTCATTGATTCGCTTAATGTTATCCTCAAACTTTTTTTTGAGTTTTTCTATTTCTCCATTTTTAAGCAAATCTAAATAATCCTCATACATTATGAGTTCTTTGCGTAAGTCGTCTTTGAATTGAATATCCGTTGGCATATTATCCATCCTTCCACCGCCTTCCTAGTTATAGTATAGCGGATTTATTGTATATTTACAAGCTACTTATTTGATATACATATCACAGAATACAGCCATGAAAAGCTTATTAAACTGTGCTTTACTTATTGCTGTATGAAGCGTACCGTCATTTACAATCTTTTTAGACTGTGCGTATCTTGCACCAAACATATCTGACATATTCTCAGCAAGTTTACTAACCTGTGCCTGAGAACATCCATCAATACCGAGATTCTCAAGAAATACTTTAATGGCAGTGAGGAAGTCACCACGCTTGTGCTCGTTAATCTTTTTAGTGTATGCGTCATGCATACCTTCTGGGATAAAGACATATGTATCTTTCATAGATTTTGTAAGTGGTTCAACAATAGCTTTGTGTGCTGTTTCAGCCTTACGGATAGCATTATCTACTTCGAGCCGTGGGAATTTTTCAGACACTTCCTCTATAGATAATCCATTGTCAAGGTCATTCTGTCGATTAGCAAGAATGTTTTCAAGCTGTGCTTTGAGCGGTTTTATCTCAGCCTTAAATCTTAAATCTTCTACAGCTATAGCAAGTGCTGATTCTTTAAAAGACTGTAACTGTGCAGTTGCTTCTTTACTCATTTTTGTGAAATTAATCTGATTCTTTGACATAGTGTACTCCTATTCTCCCATTTTACGCATGGGTGCAAAATTGTTTTTGTGTGAAATCCTCTGCTTTAATCCGACTTGGAACGGACTTTGAGCGCAGATCTGGTGCTCAAAGGTAGCATTATTTCAGACCTCCTAACCTTACCTAACCATGCCCTTTGGTCGTTTTCTGCTAGTGAGCAGCCGTCTTTCATTTTAGACACTTACGGCGTAACCCATACCTTAAAGGCTTATCTGCAAGCAGACTTCTAGCGTATAGATACAGTCCTTGTGAAATTTTCAATGTGCGTCCTGTATGTGCATAATGTTCAATACACTACTTCCGGGTAAACGGTGTTATACAGGTTTAAAAAGTGTGGATTTTTTGCATGAAATATGCTAGAATATGTAGTGCGTAAAGGTTAGTATTTCATGCTATCCACTATGTAAGGGTGTAAGGTGTGCTAGACTTTGCACCCTATTTTCAAGTCGTTGTTTCTTGACTTGTTTAAAGTGTATCATGTTATTTGTTTATTGTCAAGTATCATTTTAGGATTGCTTGCAAAGAAGTTTAAAGCCTTGTTACTTCCTAGTTATTCGCTTGACTTGATACAAGTATAACAGATATTCTTTTACTTGTCAATAGTCAATTTCTAATTTCTTAAAAATTGTTTGTTCTCTCGACTTGGCTATATATTATCATGTTAATTGCCTAAAGTCAAGTATTATTTTTCAAAAAATACGATAAAGTTATAATACAAACATATGTTCGAATATGTTCTGCTCAGTTAGTCCGGATCTGGTTTTATCGAACGTTTGTTCTATCTGAGATTCTACGGAAAAATGTAGAAATACCGTAGTTTTAGGGTGTAGGGGTGGCAAAAACTAAAACATGTGTTCTGTTTTTTAATTCCGGGTATAGCTGATTTATCCACAGACTTTCTTAAAAATTTTACCTTGTTGATATCTTCAAAATCTCCAACAAAACCAAGCAAAATCCCAATTTCTCCACCTCAACCCCTTTATCGTATCCCATATCGTTAGAACCCACTAAAATCAATGCTTTCAGCCATTTTACCATCCAAAAATCAAAATCATTTTTATCCAAATTCAACATCAAAAATCAATAATATCCTTAATACATAAGCATTTCTTCGATATCCATTTTTATTAGATTATCAAAACTACATATTTATCATTTAACACAGTTCTAACAAATCATGACCACCATACCAACCAATCTCATATCCCGATTACTAGACTAAATCGCACAAAATCAATCCAAATTTCAATTAAAATATATCCAATAATAAAATATCCATCTAACAACTAAAATCCAAAATCAACCTCATTTTCTTAAATTTAACCCCAACATAGGGGGTACTCAAAAACCATAGGCAATATTCATATAATCAACTTACTATGCCAATAAAAACAGCGACAAATCCATTACACAAGGACAGTACAACTACTGTCTTATTTTTATGCATTAAATAAAATTAAAACAGAGAATAATTAAATATCATCACACACCAAGAAAGGAACATCAAAAATGAAAATTATCAGATACTCTTCAACGGCTTTTACACCACAAAAACAAACACATCATATCCGTATGTTCGAAATATGGCAAAATTTGAATCCAAAAGATTATCCTGAAATGGAATATACTATGCAACAATTGAAACAACAACACACTCTCTTCTATAACCAACATAAAGAAGATTTACAAGAAGGACTATGGTTCTTTATAGGTGGATATAAAGATAATAAATCTCTTAACCATCTCAAACACAAAGTTCCATGTTATGAAGCAAAAATACCAGACAACATAATGGTATATGATTGCAATCTTGAAAAAGCAATCCCATTAACAGATCCATTAGTCTACTGGGCAGGATGTTATATACCTAAAAGATTATGTAATCAGATAACAAATATTAAAAGAAGGAGATTTAAGTAAATGAGACAACAAGAAACAGTGAACGAAATTTCAAAATATCACAAATCTACCGGCAGTGATATTTCAAAAAGCAAAGCCAAATCAAAACATAAACATCAGTATGAAGAATGTCTAACCCAATATAAATTTGATTTTAATGGCAAAACCAGTATACACACAATATTAAGCAGCTATTGTACTATCTGTGGAAAAATAGGTGATACATTAAAAAATGGTGAATGCAATAAAGAATTAAATATAATCAGAGAGCAAAGACAAAAAGATAAATTATATTATGTACATATACCAGACGAAGAAGTATATGAAAGACTTCATAATAGATTACCAGTATTCTTTGTAAAAGATATTTGTAATAAATATGTAGATTTAAAACAAAACGATACTTCAGAAAGAGAATAATACTATAGACAACTAAATCAACCAAAAATTTAAAGAGTTTGTATGTAGCGTAAGCGAAATACAAACGAAATATTCTTCTCTTGATAATATGAGTCTATATAGATATTGACCTACACAAATCCACACCTGACATGTACCCAAATGAAGAAAATTTTTACTTTTGGGTACGCTATACATGTACCCAAATGAATTTTTGACAATTTCATAAATGTAAAAGTTGACGACTTTTGAAAGCCAAGATGGAGAATATTATTTTAGAATAGAAAGAAGGTGAAAAACAATAATTTGAATTATGTAAAAATCCCACGAGAAATCATTTATGATAAAGATCTCTCGTCTAAACGTGTGATAATCTTCTCATATCTTTGTGCAAGGCGTTCACTTGATGACACAGTGGCATTTTCTACAACTGAACTTTGCCACTGGTCTAAACTGAAACCCAATTACAGGAATGGAAAGATAAATCAAAAATATTATGAAGTTCTATTACTTCTCTCTCACTATGGATATTTTGAATCGTGTCCCGATTTCGAGAAGTGTCTAAAAGAAAATACCAATTCGGTGAAATATCAGCAAGTGCAGCTAAATATTGAGAAATTTGATGTACCTGATAGTTTTGGAATCATCTATTTTGATGAATTGGACAAGATATTGAATTTCAAGGAAGAGTTGAAGGGTAAGGATATAGATCTTGCAAGAATGTCATCTGCTTATATCCTGCTTCTACTCTCTTATATTCGTGTCAATCTGAACCGTATAGAGGATAAACCACTATGCTGTTATCGGTATTTTAAAACCATTTCAGAAGACATTGGACTTTCAGAGAGATATATAGGACGTATAGTTGACATTTTAGAAGAATTTAAAATTGTAAAATGTCAACCTATGAAAAGAGAATCTTATATTAAAGATGGTGAGAAAAGATTCCTTACTACCCCAAAGATATTTGTCGATTATAGACATTTTATTCATGATGAACACGGTCAAAGGATCGATGATAAATACAATCCATGTGAGGAAATCAGAAAACAGATAGAGATTTTGGAGAATAATAAAGTATAAGAAACTATTAACGCAGCACTCAAAAGGAGTTGATTGCAATGAATAAATTATTTTTAAACAGTAAAGGAGAACTATTAAATGAACAAAACAGTAACTATCGAGTCAAGAAACCATAAATATGCAAATCAGGATGCAGGTATTATTTGCCAGTCTGATTTTAATACAGAATATGAAGGAAGTCATGATGTGGTTAATAGAATTATAGCATCTTGGAAAATTGATGAACAATATAGAAACGAAAGTGTGAATGAATAATATGTATTGTGATTTATGTGGAAGAATTAACGGTCATCTACCTGGCTGTCCAAATGATAAGGAAACAGAAACTACATATCATTGTTCTATATGTGACAATGGAATTTATGAAGGTGAAGAATATATTCAAAATAATTTTGGTGAGTATGCACACTATGATTGTATAACCGGCATTAGACATTTATTGGAATGGTTGGGAACTGAAGTTAAAGAAATGGAGAAATAGAAATTTCATTTGGAGAATATATAAGTGTAAATAAAAAAGGAGGATTCAAAGTGTATTGTTTTCAAAAGAAAGATGGAACAGTAAAGAAATATTACAAAGAAGTCATCGACTACATACTGACTGCAACAGTTCAAAAACATGAAATAATGGTTGGAAGATCTGATGAAGTTGGAAAAATATATGAATGCTATACAACTAAAAGGAAAAGATTTTTAGAACCCAAACGAAACACAATTCAATCTAAAATCATTGACATATGTGCTGAATTTGATTGTTATACAAATCTGTGGTATAGCGGTTATCAAGAAATTTCAATTGAATTACATGGAGATAATGTGGAATTCATGCTAAATGAACTTAGAAAATATTAATAATAAACAAAAGGAGGATTTATGGCTGGTATTAGCGTACCTCAATATGAGATTTTTAAAATTGGAACAAATAAACTAAAGTATTCTAATTGGGATTTACAGATTACCAAAGAAGAGGCTTTTAAATATCAGGAACTCATATCACTGTTTGAAGCTCAAGAGTTCCGCATAATGGCAAATAAGATTTTAGAAAAACCTATTTGGAGTATTGATTTTTCAAAGATATTTATGCAGGTAGTTGTTGATAAAAAATTTGATTTTGCAAGAGTGACTGGCAAAAAAGGTGTTACCATAAATGGTGTTAATTATAAACGCTTTGTCGGAACTACTGGTGGATTAAAAAACAATACTCTTCTCTTCTGCAATTCACAATACATTGACAAATTAAATGAATTATGTGAATGCAAGAGAAATCCAGATACTAAATTAGTTCCTGCAAAATACGAAGCTTACAAAGCATTAACATGTTCTGCATCACAACCGATTTGTGATCCACATGGAATTTTGGTCGTAAAAGATTGTATTACACAATATTTTGCAGATGTTATATCACTCGATGATGATGGCGATTCAAAAGAACCGACAAGAGAAATTATTAAAGATAAAGCTCTTGAAAACAATGTATCTGACGGTTTTAATCTTTGTACTATACAATATATGCAGCGAGTAGCTGAATCTTTAGGTCTTGATTATATTCCTGGCGGTGTGTGCTTGAGAAATGCATGGCTCAAAGGAATGCTCTATCCGTTTCCTATTTATGAATTTATTGAAAAATACAATAATGGTAATTATATGATTGAAGATATTTGGGGAAATATGCAAGATATTCGTCAATGTGAAATGATTGTCACAGAGTCTTCTCTTAAATTATGGGGAGCGTATGATAATATTGAGCAATATGTGAATGCATATAAGGAATGTGGATACGGATTTTCTGTAACAAAAATTTCACCACATGTTCTTGAAGAACAGAGAGAATTGAATTACCAATATCTTCAGTCTTATGAATTTACAGACGAAGATGTTGAGGAATTGTGCGCACCAACAATCAACTATTTAAAAGATGCTATGTGTGGCGACTACTCTTCTACCGTTAAATTTCTTGGTATTAACGAAAATACTGATGTAAATTCATGGCAACGTGCTTTATATACAAGCGAATATATGTTGGGAGATCCATATATAATCGACTCTGTACATAGATATATCAAGAAAAAAATGAATGATGCGAAAATTGGTAAATTATTTGTAAAAGGTAACTATCAGATTGCAAGTGGCGATCCATTTGCTCTTATGCAATCTCTTTGTGGATTGGAAGTTACAGGTTTATTAAAAGCAAATGAATGTTATTCAAAATTTTGGATTGATAAAAATGAAGATGAAATTGTACTCTTTAGAAGCCCAATGACAAGTCATAATAATATTCGAATGTGTAATATCAATAATTCGGATGAATGTCGGTATTGGTATCAATATATGAATACTATCATGATTATAAACGGTTGGGATTCATTTTGTATGGCTGAGAATGGGGAAGACTGGGACTCGGATCTGAACTTTTCTACTAATAATCCTGTTATGAAAAGACGCTATAGATACCTACCTGCTATTGAATGTGTCCAACGAAATGCAGAAAAAATTGTTGTCACTGAAGCTGCCGTTAAAAAGACAAATAAAGCAGGTATGGGAAATCAAGTTGGAACAATCACTAATTATGTCACATCTATGATGGAAGTTCAATCTCATTTCGAGAAAGATTCACCTGAATATAAAGAATTAGAATATAGAATAGAATGTGGTCAGCTCTATCAACAAAATGAGTTGGACAAAATTAAGGGCATCATTGCAAAACCAATGGAAAGCAGTTGGTACAATTTAGGTGCTTGCGGAGAGAATAAATATTTGCAATCGCTTTGCGCATACAGAAAGCCCTACTTTATGATTTATGTTTACGATGAAACAAAAAGACAGTACAAGCAATACATTAAAGAAAGTAATGCTAAATGCTATGCTATCTATAAATGTTCTATCGAGGATTTACATAATAAAGATACCCTTACAAAAGAACAAGAAGATTTTCTTTTTTGGTATGAGAGAAAAATGCCAGTTGGTACAGGGAATTGTTCTATGAATCAGATTTGTAAATATGTTGAAAGTCAGTTAGATGGTTATAAATCTCAATTACATAAGGATTCTTCATTTGATTATAATACATTGAAGGTTAAAAGACGTTGTACTGAAGAACACAGGCAAGCTCTGCGAGAACTTGAACAATATTATTGTGAATGCATTAAAGAATATAAAAAGAAACAGGGAAAAGAAAAAGGAATACAGCTAAATAGAACTGATATCTTTGATAAACAGGATGAATTCGACAAATATTATCAACGTGCAAGTATGGTTGAAATGTTCAAGAAGAAAGCTGAAGAAATATGTCCAAATGATGATGAGCGTATGAACATCATTCTTGATATGACTTATGGATATAAAGGTAATAGACAGTTTTGTTGGGATTGTATTGGAGAACTGATTATTAAACGTTTAGAAGAAATGGAGGAAGAAGTTGTATATACTGAATGAAAAAGAATATATTAGAGAGATATTAGTGTCTGGCAACAAACCAGACAATATCTCGAATAGATATCTAATAACATTGATTGCCAAGTATTATTTTGATAGAGGTAAAGATCCAAATATTCTAATTGATACAGTCAAAGCAAAGATGCTTGAATTCAATATTGAAGGATATCAGGAATATAGATATGCCAATAAAATCAAAAAAACATGTATTGATTTATATGATTCAGAATCAAAAAATCTCTTTAGGGAACTTGAATATGTTCCTATCTATGAAAAAGAATTAAAAGTCGTGGAGTCTCTTCCAAATGATCGCCAAAAGAAATTTATGTTTACATTATTTGCTATTGCAAGATATATGAATAGTGAAGGATGGATAAATAAAAAAGATTCAAAAGGTCTTTCAGAAGTGTTTAAACTTGCTAATGTTACTCTCTCATCTGATAAAAAGAATGAATTATTGCATGAATTATATAGTAATGGTTATATTAATTTCGGGAAAAAGGTGAACAATCTTAATATCAAAATAGATTTAGGAGACACTGACGATGATATTGCTTATAAAGTAACTCAATTTGAAAATATTGGTAATCAGTACATAGGGAATTTTAAAAAGGGTTATAAGCAGTGTTCCAATCCTGGTTGTGGAAGAAAAATTAGAATTACAGGCACAAATGATAAATATTGTAAATATTGCGCAAGAGAAAAGCGATTGGAAACTAAAAGAAATTGGTGGAATAAACAGTAGAAACTGCTTTTACTAGACTTTTTACAATTCGTTAAAACCCTTAATTTACAAGGTTTTTTGGTACATTTTCACAAAAAATTCGATTTTCTTAAATGTAGATATAGTGAAATATTTAGAAAAATATGATACAAAAACGATTGTCATGGAAGAAACAAACCGACAATCTTTGTATGTCTGCTCTGCTGCTCTTTTGAGTAGCATTGCAGATTTAGAATGAAATCAGCTTTTCTTGGCTGATAAAACAGAGAATAATAAAATGTAAACATCAAGTACAAATTCATTGTACCTTACCTTCTATAATCGGTGGCTGTACTACAGTTCTTGTAGTATGGTCACTGATAATTCTTAAATATTATAGCGGAATGACGAGCAATGGAAGCTCACTTGGCTCATAACCAAGAGTATGCAGGTTCGAGTCCTGTTTCCGCAACTCTCCTACTTTTGTAGGACTGGTCGGTTTCGGGTCAGAGGATGAAAAATTCTAAGATAAGCATGGTGACATGTATAAAGTGGTTTTGTCGTATTACAAAGCTGCGACTGTAGCAATACAGCTTGACGGAAAACACATAGGATTTATGCCTAACCTTCTATTCAAGGACTACTGTTGGCGAATATGGTTGGGTAGGTATCTTGAGATAGGTACTGTATTAACACAGAAATGTGGGGATAATCCATGTCTAAATGGTACGAGTTCCGCAAGAATTAGTGCTGTTTAAATTATTATATAAATATCTTAAGTCGAAAGATAGGTGTTTTGTAATAAAGGATTCCGATAGCAAGGAAGACAGGATGGTGATGATTGGGCGGTACTCAAAAGGTTCTGATGGTCAAATATACACCTCATCGTCCATTTGTAAGTACATACTTTTGGTGAATGAACAAAATTTCTTAATAATAAAAATATTATTTAATTTACTAATAGAAAATAACAAGCAAAAGTGTGTATGACCGCAAAGAGAAAAACAACTTATTGTCCTGTAATATGGACACATATAACACTCGCAAGGTGCTATGTGAGAAAATACAAGTAATTGCAACCGTATCAGACTGCAATCTGAGAACTCCGCAAGAGACGATGTGATAAAAGGAAATCTATAATGCTTTGTGGTAAGAGTTTGCTGATTATGTCAAAATCAGTGTTGTTGCTACCTACTGTCTAATCGACAGTGTGATAAATTGTGTCCAACCGCAATAGATGGTAGTGTGTTAGGTCAAATATCTCAGCCTAAAGAAATTATGAATCTCGTGTTTCATACACGGGATTTTTTATTTGGAGAGGTAGCTCAGTTCGGTAGAGCGTTACATTCTAAAGTAAAGGTCAGTGATTCAAATTCACTTCTCTCCCATCACTCCCCATATGGGAAATAAAAGAACGAAAGGTGTGTATTAAAATAATTAAGATTTCAAAACAGGAAATGGAATTTTTAGTTTCTAAAGGTGTTATGTTCGGATATGATGGAATTAGCCACACAGATTCTCGTCATCGTAGAACATATTATCTTACAGAAAGTCGTAGAAATACAAAACTTCATAAACAGTATGAAAAATCAATTGGTATTAAGTAACCAAAATATTTAAGGAAGGTGGTGCAAATACCATCGGAAAGAAATTTTATGACACAAACGCTATTCTATTTTTACAGGACAGATTATTAGAAGATGAAAAATTTAATATTAGTTCCACTACTCTTTTAGAATTAGAAAACATTAAAGTAAGTCGTAACAAAGATGAAGAAACAAAATATCGTGCAAGAAAAGTGTTGCATATATTAGATGAGCATTCTGATAAGTATGATGTGATTATTGTAAATAATAATGTTCTTGATATTATTGATAAATTAGGATTAGAAAATACACCAGATAATCAGATTTGTGCTTGTGCTTCTACTATTAAAGATGTTCTATTTATTACAAATGACATTGCATGTAAAACAATTGCAAAATGGATATTCGGATTAAATGTATCTAGTACATACGAAGATGGAAGTGAAATTTATAAAGGATACCAAATTATTCATGGTGATACAGATACAATTAATTCAATAATGGAGAACATGGATTATTCAAAATGGCATATTAATGAGTATTTAATTATTGAAAATACTGATGATGATTCTTCAAAAGAATTACGTTTTGATGGAACAAATTTTGTTGCATTAAAACTACCTTCATCTCGTTTTATTAAAGGTAAAAACTCTTTACAGAGGTGTGCTTTGGATATTCTTAATAATCCAGACATTTCTATTGCTGCTATTTTAGGTGGATATGGTTCAGGTAAAACATTTCTTTCTATGCAGATGGCTTTATACAATGTTCAAGAAAAGGGTCGTGTAGCAAAAATTCTTGGGGTCAGAGAAGTTTCTGGCGAGGGAAAAGAGATTGGTTATCTGCCTGGTGATATGGAAGATAAAGTAGGGAAATTCTTTGAACCATTAACGCAATCACTCAATGGTGGAGAATTTGAGTTGCAGAGTTTAAAAATGTCAGGTGTTTTAGATACCAATGTACCATTTTTTATGAAAGGTACAACATATAATGATACTATTATCCTTTGTGATGAAGCGGAAGATTTATCAGAAAGTCAGATTAGACTTATAGGTACTCGTTTAGGTCAGAACAGTAAAATTTATTTTGCTGGTGACTATAAACAGTCATTACTTACTAAGACAGTAAATAATCCACTTATTAAGATGTGTAATGAATTTAAAGGTAATGAAAAATTTGGATGTATTTATCTTGGTGAAGATGTTAGATCTGAAACAAGTAAAATGTTTGCTGAATTATTTGAAAAATAAGAGGTAAGTTATGAAAAAATATGTATTTGGATTTATTAGTGGAATATGTTTATTGCCAATTTTGGATTCTCTTACGGAATTATTACAAGTAGCATTAGAGATTCCAAAAGGTAAATTAAGCAAATGTGTAATAAAAATAAATAATGAAATACAAGATATTCAAGCTCAATCAGAACCGATAGCTACCAATTGCATTGGATTTGAAATTCCAAATGAAGAATATTGGGATGATGAAGAAGAGGATTGTAAACAGAAAAATAAAATTGGATTTTAAGGAGAGCGTACTGCTCTCCTATTTTAGTTGAGAAAAAAGGAGATTAAAAATGGCAGCTAGTAAATTAAAGTTCACAAGAACAACTACAGACAAATTAACAGTAAAAGCAGGTACACTCTCAGAGGATTGTACTACTATTACATATACAGACGAGAATGATATGGAGCAGGAAGTAAAGGTAGCCGATCTGCTTACTTCATTCAAGAATCAGGTAATTGATTTTACTGTTGCATTAAAGACAGATGAGGAGCTGGATGTTCCGTCTGATGAAGAGTAATAGAGAGTAGGTGGACATTATAATCGACTTACATAGATTAGAAAATGAAACAGATTTTGAATGGAAACTGAGATGTTGTCTTGCGAAAAAGCGTAAGGAAACAGATATGGATTGGATTGAGATTCGAGATATGCTTGGATTGAACATTACACCAGATCAGCTTAGAAAACAGGCAGTCGGATATGAAGAGTATGATAATTATATTCGCAACTGCGAAGGTGCATCCGAAAGAATTTTATGTGTATCAGATGTACATATTCCATTCAATTTACCTGTTAATGTTTTTGCAAGTTATAAAGGAATTGTAGACACGCTGATAGTCAATGGTGATTTATTGGATTGTTTTTCATGTTCTGCATTTCCTAAAAAATTTAAAGTAAATCTTGATGAAGAACTTGTTTTAGGAAGACAGTATATTATAGATTTAATCAATCTGACTACACCTAAAAAGGTAATGTTTGTGATGGGAAATCATGAATACCGTATGCAAAGATACTGTTCTGATAGATTATCAAATGAATTACTTGGCATCATTCCAATAGATCCGCTAGGAATGATTGTAGACGATGGATTCAAAGTTAATGATGAAAGAAATAAAACCCAGACACAATATTCTTCTATTCGTGAAGTGTTTGAAGATTCAAATATTGAAATCGTTTATGATAAAGAATGGTGGATAAAAGAAGGTAATGTAATTTTCTGTCACCCATTAAATTATTCATCTGGCATGTTAAAAACAACAGAAAAAGCAGTCAATTATTTCTTACGTGTAGATCGCACATTCACTGGAATCGTAATGGCTCATACTCACAAAGTAGGAAGTTTTACTCAAGGTGGAATAAAAATGTATGAACAAGGTTGCGTGTGTGATTTGGATAAGCTAGATTATAACAACGGTAAACTTATAATTCCAAATCAGAATGGGTTTATGTATCTTGCATTGGATTCAAATGGTGACATTATTGATTCCAAGACAAGAATTATTACTAATTTCATGACAAAGTAGACCAAGTACGAGTGACTTGGTTTTTATATTATGCATAAGTAACTATGAAAATTGGGCTAATTTTCTACTTTTAATTAGTCCGATTGTATAGAAATTGTGATGTTACTGTCACAATTGTATGTATCGGAGGGAGTGTACTCAAATGAAACACTACCCTCTTTTTGTATTAAAAAAAATAAATAGTTGAGAAAAAAGGAGAAAATTAAAATGACAAAGAACGAGGTATTAAAGGCAGTAGTAAATAAAGTTGAGGGAGCTTCACAGAAGGACATCGCAGTTATTCTTGATGCTTTTGCTGATGTAATTACAGAGACATTAACAGCAAATCACGCAGAATCAGTTGCAGTTGGAAAACTTGGAAAGTTTAAGGTTAAGACAGTTCCAGAGCGTAGAGGAAAAATTATGATGGGTGATCGCAAGGGTGAGGAATATGTAACTCCACAGCATGATGAGATTTGCTTTAAGATGTCAAAGTCTGCAAAACAGCTCTAATTCTAAGGTGGTGAAAATATATTGAAAACATTTGGTTTTACAGATACAAATGATTTTGCTGAATTTTTAGCAGATACTTTTGACAAGCTGGATGTTTGTACAAGAGATTATGACGATGATTGTTCAGAAATTGTAGTTGTGGCTAAGTATGATGTGATGAAAGATGTTCTTAATTCTGTTATTAAAAATACGAATTTTAAACTTGCTTCTTGTAACGATTTGAATGATCCTTATTGTGACGGTTATGATGATGCATTTATTCTTAGTATTGATTCTGAAATGAATGTATATGTTCGGGCTGCTAAGTATGAGGGAAATGATACTTATATCAATATGGATGAGACAGACATTGTATTTATTCATGGAGATGTAAGTTCAGCTTTTGTTAAGGATAATAAAGATTCTGGATGTATTATTCATGAATTCAACATTGGTGAGGACGCTGAAGATGTAGACGATGATTGTGATGGTAATTGTAAGAATTGCAGTTGCAGTGACGTAAGTGATGATTCTCATAAAAATATTACATTTGATAAAGATGAAAACGGAAATATTCACGGATTTACTTCTGTTAAAAGTGATGTTAATGGATATGAAAAGCATGAATTTTATTCTAGTAAGCCGATTGATTTAAGTGATGTTGACGAATATAATTCGGTTGGAAGATTATTTGATTTGCTTGATTTTATTTTTTAAATATTTGGAGTGTGTGGTGTATGCTGCACACTCTTTTTTGTATCCTCTCATAGACCACTAAAGATGTGGGGTAGACTGTAAATCTATCGTCTTCGGATCGGCTTGGAGCGTTACCAAGTGGGAGGACTTTTTCAATGTTTTTATATACGGATTGGGAGATGTTAAATCGGCAACGAACTTTATATGGAAACAGAGAATAAATATATATGTTCATGATTGGTGTAATAGCTGATTGTGGGATTTATGGAACAGTAGGTACTTGGAGTAGCTACCAAGTATATGAGGCAACCTACACACCTCTTCTACTGTTCTATTTTTATTGTATGTGTAGGGGAAAGTGTAGGAAAAATTTATGAGAAGAAACAAAGTCGATGAAAAAATATGGTATGACGAAGTAGAAAAATATAAATCTGCTTGCAAACAATTAGAAAAAACAATTACTTGTACAATGTTAAAGTATGGATTTATGGGATTAAAATGTTGGAGTTGGTATTCTGGAAATGCACCAGATGATTTGAATATAAGTACATTTTCAGATTTTCTAAAATATCTTGGAGAAGAAGCATATTATAGAGAACGTCCTACTAAAGAACAAGTATGTGAATATGTAATTAAATTAAGAGAACAATTGGGAAGAAACATTAAACTTTCTGATTTTGAAAATAATAAACAGGTTAAAAAAAGTGACATACTATATTATTTTGGCAGTTTTAATAAAATGAACAAGGAATTAGGATTTGAAGAAACTGGTACATATAGAGGTCATTCATATTCTAAGGAAGAGTTAATTGAAGCAGTCAAAAATTTTGTAAGTGAAAATGGGTTTATCCCAAGTGCTAAATTTATTGATACTCATGGCAAAGAATACGGTATGCCAAATAGAAAGACATATAATAACAAATTTGGTAGTTGGAAAAATGTTTTACATGAGTGTGGATTTGATGAAAAAGAATATGCAAAAAATTATGTTTTAAATGAAAATGATGATTATGTATTAAAGCATGATAATGCGGAATTCCTTCAGAATATAATATTTGAATACATTGAAAAATATAATAAAATTCCTGGAATACGTGATATAAATAAATATTATGGAACTGAACTTAAAAATTATTTCAAAAAATATTTTGGTGGATATAATAATTGTTTAGAATCACTTGGTCTTAAAATAAATCAGAAAGCTGAATATAAAGAATCTGAGTTAGATAAAGCATTTATGGATTTTGTTAACGAATATGATAGAGTCCCAACAATACAGGATTTTAATAAAACTGGAAGACCTTCATTTTGGGTTTATCAACAAAGATTTGGAAGTTGGGCTGAAACTTGTATTCATTATGGATTTAAACCGAATTGTAGAAGACCAGAATTTTATATGGATGATGGTGAAAGATGTGACAGTAGTTGCGAATATGATATATCCACATGGTTAAAATCTAAAGGCATAAAATATGATAGAGATATACCTTATGTAGATTTCACTACTAATTATAAAGGGAAAATGAATTGTGATTATAGATTTACTCTTGCAGATGGAACTGTTTGGTATGTTGAAATGGCTGGTTTTATAAATACATATGATTTTTCTAAACTTAGAAGTCGTGAAGAACAGATATATTTTTTCAAGATAAGATATAAAGAAAAATTGTTTAAGGAAAATCATTTAAATTATAAGATTATTAAAAGAGATGATTTAAAAACAAAAACTATGGAAGAAATATTTGATTTTTTAAATATAGAAAATGTCGCTTAGAAGCAGTTAGTTAATAATACTACTGCTTCTTTTGTTATGAAAGGAAGTGATTTAGTGGCACATGTAACAAGGGTAAAATATTTTACCAAGGATAAGGAGAAATTCATAAATCTTGATAACTTGAAGAAATATAAGAAATATCTCCAATCAAATATTATTAAAAATCAGGATGTTAAAGACACTACATATAAAAGATATGAAGGATTGTTTCGTCATTTTCTCATGTGGTTAGGCGAAAACTATGGCGATTTAGATTTATATTCAGATGAGTTTATGGAGAATGCCGTTGATATTATGGAGAACTATATTATGTTCTGCCAGGAAACACTTCTGAATCATAAAAAGATTATTAACATGAAAATTTCTGCCGTTAGTTCATTCTATATTTGGTCTATGAAACGTGGTTTTGTAAAATATCATCCTTTTGATGGAAAACTCGATAGAATGAAGAAAGCTAATGAGGAACATATCTTAAATTCGTATTTTCTTACAGAAGAACAAGTTCAGACAATCCGTAGAGAGTTATCTGAAAATGATAAGTATTCAATTCAGGATCAAATTTTATTTGAGGTAAGTTTTGACTCAGCAAATAGAATTGGTGCGTTGTTAAGGTTGCAACTATCTAAACTTGATTTAGAGAATAACATGTTCGTAGATATAAGGGAGAAGGAAGGATACCGTACACAGGTGGTTTTCGGGGATGTTGCAAAAGAACTTATTCAAGAATGGCTTGAAATGCGAAAGAATGATTATGACCATTTGGAATGTGATTCATTGTTAATTACAAAATACAATGGAGAATATAAACCTATGGGTGACAGTGCAATCAGAGATAGAATGAAGAAATATGGCGAAATTATTGGAATTTCTGACTATAGACCTCATTGCCAACGTAAGACTAGGCTGAATCTTGTATATGAGGAAACTGGTGATTTAGCATTGGCAGCCGAACTTGCCAATCACCGTTCGACTGAAACCACTAGGGAGTTCTATTGCAGGAAACAAACTAAAGCAGAGGTTATGAATAAAATCAATGCTCTAAGAAGCAAAAATTCTGATGTTACTGACGAAAATACCAAATAATCTTCCGAAACCACTCAGATGTATGTCATTCGTGAAGATACTGAGGATGCCGATGAAGCCTTCGTCTAACATCAACAATTTAATTTAAACAAGAAAGCATAGTAACGTGATATTTGAGCCGAGAGGTGACGACAATGTAGAGAATAAATATAACAAAGCTGCTCACATCCAAAAAAGTGATGGCGGTCTGTCAATCCGTTGATAGATTTTTACAAGTGAGCTGTCGCTGACCGATATGCGACATAAATATAAAGGTCGGTTTGCGAAATTATTGACCTTGGAACGGTCTAAAACTTCCCACTGTTTACTGCTCATTGGCGGTGTTGTTTCACAATGTACATAACATTGTATTTTGACACAAGGAGAGGTCTTGCCTTAGTAGACGATTAACACATCTTGGCATTTGCTATTCATGTAGTATTGTAAGTCCTACTGCTGTATTTTGGTAGAGCCGACTATATAACGACTCTAGTGCACACGAAACCTTAATGCAGTATATCTTTCCTATCAACATCTAGGATTATCGGTTTCTCTCAGCCTTAGAAATGAGAAGATGTTCGTGCTTCTCTGCGTTAATGAGAACCTTAATTGACGGATAAGAGTCATTAAACCTTATCGAGAGGTCTTTGCTCCGAAGACTGAAATATGTGAAAAAATAATCAGTAAGCATGAATGGATTGTCTAACTTTCTATTCTAAATAACTGGATGTGTACAGTCCAATATCAGCTAGTTAGTGCTTTATGCTGATTATATAACATGGATCGTTCGCCTAGTTGGTTATGGCACTACCCTGTCACGGTAGAATAACATGGGTTCAAGCCCCATACGATTCGTTAGAGATACTTGACTTTATATTTTTCAAAGCACTCTGTAAAGGTTATGAAAAATACAACATTGGGGTATCGTCAAGCGGTAAGACATAGCACTTTGACTGCTAAATTCGTAGGTTCGAATCCTACTACCCCAGTTAGATCAAAAGGAAAACGAAAAAAATAAAAGAAAGGAGTATGTATAATGGCAAGTAGATTATCTATTGAAAATGATAGATTAAAAGTCGGTCAAGTAAAACGAGTAACATCGAATAATGGAAATAAAATTGATTCTATTACTCTTCTACTTAATGAATCTGTGGAAGTTTTATTTGCACCAAATGGAAACACATTGGAATTTACGGTATCAAATCCAAATATTGATATGAGCAATTTGGACTGTACTATTGATAAAGAGACTTTAAGGGATTTAGTAATCAGTTTCAAAGACGCATACAACCAAATAATTGCAAACGAAAGTGAGGGTACAAATTCATGAAATTAGATCAGAAATTTAATGTAGAAAATGATATTGCAAGTGTAGACATTACGGTTACAAGTCTTGGTACTGCTGATTTGACAAGTGAGCAGGAAAAAGAATTACTTGCAAATTACAATAAGTATATCGAGTATAGTAAAATTCAGTTCAAGGGAAATATCAAGCTTAATAATGGTGTTCCAGAAGTAACAACAGATCCAAAAGACGATTCTACTATTGTTGAATTGGAGATTACGGATGTAACAAATGAGAGGAAACTTATTAATGAAGATTTAGCATTTCATTTTGAAAGAGATGTAACAAAATATCCTGATACAGTATTAAATACTGTTCTTGATAAGAAGGAACTGTATGCACAGGCTCAGTGTGTATTATTTGCTACGAAAGTTAAGGAAGCTGTTACTGAGAAGTTGGCTGAAATTCGTGCATTGAATAATACTTTTGAAGGAACTACAGAATATACTCTGTAAAAAATAATGGGTGGTACTCTTCCACCCTAAATATGGCTCTGTGGTCTAAAGGTAAGGACACCACCCTTTCAAGGTGGTAATGCTGTGTTCAAGTCACGCCAGAGTCATTATGATCTCGTAGCCAAGTTGGTTAAGGCATCGGACTGCAACTCCGAGGGCGTGAGTTCGACTCTCACCGAAATCTTTTTATGCGGCAAACCTGATGCCAAAACCTATTTTGGGATGCATACGAAACTTAGGTGTGTAAGCTCAACACTTACTACCGCCCTATCAAATTATCCGTAGGCAACAACTACGCAGATTATTCTGATAAAGTCGTAATAAAAATAGTTTCATTTAGTTTAGAGAAAGATAATTTTTAAAGAAAGAGTCATTTCATATGAGATGGCTCTTTTGTTATGTAGTATTGGCAGAGTTGGTATTGTACCTGATTGCTAATCAGAGGTCATCGTTTATTCGGTGCATAGGTTCAAGTCCTATATACTACGCTCATGCCGTGTGTCCGATTGGTCGAGGGTGCTGTCTTGAAAATAGTCTGGATGTAAAAGTCTTTGGGGTTCGAATCCCTAACACGGCGTTAAGTACCAAATCGTACTAATAAACAATAGGTTGCGACTTACCGCTTGGAGGAAAATTTATGACAAAAAATATTTTTGATGAAACTGTTGAAACTTTAATTAAAGATGCAAAGGCTCTCACTGAGAGATACAACAGATATGTGAGTGTAGAAGCCGATCCAGATAATTGTGCATATAGAAACAAAATGACAATTGATACTCTTCGACTTTTAAAAGATACACTGTCTTTGATTAAGGAATATGATTGGCATTTAGAATATTCTGAATATGAAACAGATAATCATAAAGAAATTGCTGTTTGGGAACAGAACCATTCTGGAGAAATTAGAAATCATAAGAAATGGACTATCAAATAAATTTTATTTAGAAGATTTACAACTATTAAGAGTCGTAGAAATACGGCTCTTTTTGTTGTGTAAAAAAGAGAATAAATATACGTGGTCATAAACGGTTGGCGTTTGATGTTCTGTCGGTGGAACGTGACTGATTGATGGAGTGAGAAGCTGAAGAAGTCATGAGCTTCGGTATAGTAGATACTCGCACTACTCTCTCACTCTGTTTTTAATGATGTTGTTTTGCGAGTGGAAAGCGAGAAAAGATAAATGAATGGAATACCAAATGATCCAAAAGAATTCTTGGAACGAGTTAATAAAATCAGTCCAGAATTTGAAATAACTGGAAATTATACAAAATTATCAGAAACATATTTACATTGCAAATGTAAAAAATGTGGACATGAAAGAAATTATTCTGCAAAAACTTTATTGGAAACCCAACATTGTAGATATTGTGAGAGGATAAAAAAATATGACAAAATATTAAATATTTCTGATGAAGAATTCAAGAAAAGAGTAAAATCACAATATCCGAATTTGAATATTACTGGTACATACAAACCTGGTCAAAAAGAGATTACATGTATTTGTAAAAAATGTGGCTATAAAAACAGGATAAGGACTTTATCTTTGTTGAATGGTTCATATAAATGTGCAATATGCGAAAAAGGAAAAGAAAATATTCAAATTGGCTTCAATGATATAAAATCTATTAATCCTGTCTTATATGATTGTCTTGTTGATAAATCTATCAATGAAAAATTCACCATAAATAGTAGAAATAAAACTGATTTTGTATGTCCTTCTTGTGGTCAAATACTTAAAAACAAAACAATATCTCACGTAAATACACGAGGTTTAAAATGTAAATGTCAAGATGGTAATAGTCTTGGTGAAAAGTATTTATATCAAGTTTTAAAATCCGTGGATAGTAATATTGAAACAGAAAAATATATTAATGAGAATCTTTCATATAGATATGATTTTTACAGCAAGTATAATGGCATTGAGTGGATATGTGAATTAAATGGTAAACAACATTATGAAAAGTCATTCCATACTTTAGGTGGAAGAACCTTAGAAGAAGAAATCAAAAATGATAAAGATAAACAAAAATATGCTTTGGAACAAGGTATTAATAGATATATCGTAATCAATTCAAAAGAATCTGGTTTTAATCAATTAAAAGACGCTATCATCAACAGTGATTTATCAAAAATATACGAATTTTCAAATGTTAATTGGGTTAAATGTTATAGGCAATCATTAATGTCTGATGTTTTTAAAATTGCAGATTTATGGAATGAAGGCTATAAAGTAATGCAGATATGCGATATAACAGGGCTTGCTAAAAACACAGTAAGAATATTTCTTACTAGAGCCAATGATATTGGATATTGCAAATACGATCATACACAAAGTACAAGAAAATATGTCAAATGCATTGAAACGGGCGAAATATTCAAATCTCTGAGAGATGCAGAACGTACATATAATATAAAAAGAGGTTATTTGTCAGGTTGGTTAAAAGGAAGACATACTCTTCCAGTTGCTAATCATACTTGGGAATATTATCAAGAAGAGTCGGTTGCTTAATCGACTCTTTTATTTATATTGGAATGAAAGGAAGTGACTGTTAATTGGCTACGGCTAAGAAAAGTACACCAACGGCTAAATTAACAGCCGTTCAAGCACGAGAACGTGTAGATGAATTACAAGAAAAGTTAGATAAGTTTGAAAGTACCGCATACTGCCCTATGTGTAAAGCTCATAAAGATAGGGAAACAAAATTTTATTTTAATTCCGATCCTATGTTTGGGGGAGATGCTTGTTCTCCGATTTGTCGTGATTGTGCAAGAAAAATCGCTTTAAGAGTTGGGAAAGATGGTAAAGAACAAGAACCAACGAAGGAAAGTATAATTACTGCGCTTAAATATTTAAACAAACCCTTTTTAAGCAATCTTTGGAATTCAAGTGTTCAAGAATCAGAAAATGCATTATCAGGTAAAACTAAAAATAATCCTTGGAACGCATATGTGAAAAATGTACAGATGACAAACTATTACGGAATGACATTTTTTGATTCAGATTTTTATAATGAAGAACAATTAAGTCTTGCTTCTCCAAAGGAAAATAATAACAATGATAGCAATATTCCAGATAATGAAATAGGCGAACAATTTGAACAGAATAAAAAAGATGCTATAAGGTTGTTGGGATATGATCCGTTTGAAAATGAATCATTATCTGAACAACCTTTTTTATATGCTACTCTTATAGGATATCTTGATGCTGCTGAAGAAGCAAATGATGATAGAATGCGTTTATCTTCTATTATCGAAATTGTAAAAGGATTTAATCACATTGAAAAAATGAATGACATTATTGCTAGGCTTATGGACGATTCTGCTCATATTGAAAGTAATATTGGTACAATTAAAAACCTTGAGGAAACAAAAAGCAAAATCACTGCTTCTGTATTAAAGCTTGCTGCGGATAACGGAATTTCATTAAAGCATAGTGTTAATTCTACAAAGGGTGAAAATACATGGACTGGAAAAGTCCGTAAAATGAAAGAAATGAATTTACGAGATGCAGAAGTAAATTTATATGATGCGGAATACTCTGCTGGTCTAAAGCAAGTTGCAGATATCAGTAATGCTTCTATCTTAAAGCAGATTATGTTAGACGAAAATGATTCAGCAGATATGATTATTCAACAGAGAGAACTTATTACAAAATATAAGAGAATTGCTGATGAGTATGAAGAAAAAGCCCGTATTTTACTCAGAGAAAATATTGACTTAAAAGCTCTCGTAAAAGAAAACGGAATCAATATTGAGGAGGATTAGTTATGGCATTTGAGACTACTGAATCTGGAATATTGATACCAAAAAATTATGAAATTTATGTTAAACCAACTGAATTTCAAATATCTGAAAGGAAGTTGGAAGGATATAAAAAATTAGCGGAAATAAAGCAATTTGGGATTAAATACCCGACAAAATTTATGAAAGAATTTATAGGAGTTGAGCTTCTTGATGCACAAGAATATACTTTTATGAATTCATGGACAAAGCCATTTGTGTTATGGCTCGAAAGTCGTGCCGCAGGAAAAATGCTTGATTTAAATACTCGTATTCCAACTCCAAATGGTGATAAAACAATGGGAGATTTAAAATTGGGGGATATGGTATTTGACGAACAAGGCAAACCAACAAAAGTTATATATTTGTCTCCTATTAACTATATTCCAGAAAGTTATATCATTACTTTTAGTGATGGTGAAACGATTAAAGCGTGTGCAGATCATAATTGGTATGTACATGATCACAAGAAAAAGAAATATCTTGTAAAGACAACAAAAGAATTATTAAAGGACTATAGACGTTTAAGAAAAAATAATCATAAGAATGATGGTTGTGTAAGAAAAGATAATTTTTATGAATATAATTATTATGTTGACTTATGTAATCCATTACAATACTCAAAAAAAGAATTACCAATACCACCATATATTTTAGGGTTATGGCTTGGTGATGGTGCTTCTTCAGATGGAACTATAAATTCTTGTAATAGCGATTATACAGAATTATGTTCTCACATAGAAGCGACTGGCAGTTTTGTTTATTCTATAAGAAACGATAGAGAAACACAAAAAAGAATAACAATTAGACTTTCTGATGGAACTCCTTTGAGAACGAAATTAAGAGAGTTGAATTTGTTAAACGCAGAAAAAAGAATACCATACAATTATTTATACTCTTCTATTTCTGATAGATTTGAACTTCTAAAAGGATTAATGGATACTGATGGTACAGTTGATAAAAAAGGAAGATGTGAATTTACACAAAGTATAGAACGACATGACACATTATTAAATGATGTGTCTTTTTTATTGTCTTCGTTAGGAATAAAACATAATGTAAAATATTCAACCAAAAAATGTCAAACAGGAATCTTTGACGTTGGACGTATTTATTTTATAACTAATAAAAATAATAGCTGTTTTAATTTTGTAAGAAAACATGAAAGATTAAGAGATGATATTCCAATAAAATCACTCCATAAGCACATTATTTCTATAGAACCATGCGATCCAGTTCCTATGAGGTGCATTGAAGTGGATTCATTGTCACATTTATATCTATGTGGTGAAAAAAATACAATCACTCATAATACGACACTACTTGCTTTATTTACCATAATAAAGGGACTTCTGTTCAACAACTACAGAACGTACATTTGTTCAGGAACAGCAGACCAGTCCCAAGAAACTTTTAAGAAGATCGAAGATATTGCATTAAAAAATATTGAATCAATGACTGGTCTTACAGATGTTTTTAAAAATGAAGTTGAAATATCGCAAGCAAACTCAAATGGATTTATCCACAATCCAATGGGCTTTACATATAGACTGTATAATGGTAGCTTTGTAAAAACATTGAATAGTAACATCAATGCCAAAAGAGGTAAGAGGTGTGAGTGCGTCTGTTTTGATGAGGGTGGCTGGCTCTCAGAAGAAGAATTTAATGTTATTGGTGCATTTACAACTCTTGATTCAAATTTCAAACTTGGTGGAAATATTGATATATCTTCTCTTCCAAAGGAATTTCCACATCAGCTCTTATATGCTTCTTCTGCTTCTTCTATTGACACAGCTTTTTATCAAAAGTATCGTGATTTTTCCAAGAAAATGATGTTAGGTGATCCAAAATATTTTGTAGCAGATATTAACTGTGATGTTGTTATTAATGCTACTTTTCATGGTAAACCTTATGTTCCACTTTTGAATAGAGAAACCGTTGAGACAGAATTGAGGAATAATCCTGAAAAAGCTCAGCGTGAGTATTATAACAAATTCACTCAAGACGGGAATGCGAATCAGATTATTAAAAGAGCTTTAATTGTTCGAAATTCTTATACTCGTCCACCTGTATTATGTAACGATACAAATGAAAGAACATTTGTTTTGGCATATGATCCAGCACGTTCAACCGATAATTCAATTCTAGGTATAGGTGAATTGCTTTATAACGAAGAAGATGGATATACAATGGATATTGTAAATGTTGTATCCTTTTCCGATTTAGGTCTTAGACGAAAGACACCCATGATGACTCAAGACCAGATAAAAGAAATTAGAAAAATACTTCTTGATTATAACGGTGAAGCTTTGGATTATGACAATATTGAAATTTTCTTAGCCGATGCCGGTTCTGGTGGAGGTGGAAACTCTTGGGTTCGAGACAGTTTAATTGAAGATTGGAAAGATAAAAAAGGTAATGTTCACCGTGGTTTATTGGATAAGGAATATAACAATGGTGATGTGTATGCTAAAAGATACCCTAATGCAGTTGAAAAACTGAAATTAATTGAACCATCAAAATATAAATCTGAAATGTTTGAGGCTTTAATAAAAATGGTTGAAGCAGACAAAATTCATTTCACAGAAAAATATGATAACAAAGGTTATCTCAATATCATGGAAGTTGACACCAAACTTATGAATGAATCGGAAGAAAAGATTCGTGCAGAATTAGACAAATTGGATTTGAGCATTGATGAATATGAAAATGAACTGGAAGAAAGACTTTCATTGATTGAAGCTGCTAAAACGCAAGTGTATAAATTAACACCTGATGAAGAAGTCGCATTAGTTCAGATTGATGCAATGAAAGAGGAAATTGTTAATATCTGTAGAAATAAGCGTGAAGGTGGTAAGGATTCATTTAAACTTCCTGCGTATAAAGACGCTGATACAGGAGCTTCTGAAGCTACTATGCATGACGACCGTGCGTATGTCTTGGCTATGCTTGGATGGTATTTATCTGAAAAACGAATGGATCATATTAGAAACAAGAAAAAAGAGAAAAACTTTGACATCTCTCAAATGGTAGGAATATCAAAACGTGCAACTAACTGGAATAGACATTCTAGTTAGTTTTTTTAATGTAAAAATATAATGTGAAAGGTGGTGACTATAAGGAAATGTCGAATACAGCTAACAAAACGAATAGTAAAAAATATATGGATTATTCCGACAAAAAAGAGCCAGCAGAAGTCATGGTAGATGGAACAAAAATAGGTACTTCTACAAAGAAGTATGCACAGATTCTTGATTTTGCAACACTCCAAAATATATTAACTCAAAATGTCGGTAAGACACAATCTAAGACGTATGTTCAGTATACAAAAGAAAAACTGATAACATATATTCAGTCACCACTTGCAAACTTAGATAATATTAGGGATGTATCACAATATCTATATCGTATTAGTTCAAATTATAGGACGTTAATAAATTATTATGCCAATATGCCACTTTACTCATACAATGTCATCTTTAAAAATGAAGATTGGACAAAAGCACCTAGGAGCAAAGATTTTATGAATGACTATCAAACTTTATGTAAAAGACTTCAAATTATGGAATTAAAAAATTTGAGTCCAAAAATTATTGCCACATGTTTACGTGATGGCATTTATTGCGGATTTACATATGATGATGAAAACTCATTTTTTATAAATGATTTAGATCCAAAGTATTATAAAATATCTGGTATTACTGAAGGTGGAACATATATTGTAAAATTCAATGCTGCATATTTTGACTCTGGTGACAATAAAGAATTTTTGTATGGAATAAATAATGATGGCGAAGGAACATGGGATAAGATATTTGTACAAGGATATGAGGATTATAAATCAAAGGGAAGAGATTTCCAATGGTTTGAATTACCGCCTGAAAGAACGATTTGTACAATCTGTGGTGAAGATCCAGTTGTTCCTCTTCCATTCTTTGTAACTGTTTTTCAGAATTTATTGGATTTGCTTGATTACAATGATTTAATTAAAGCAAAAACAGAGTTGGAAAATTATGTATTACTTTTGAGCAAGATTCCACTCATTAGTGGTTCTGATGAAGTAAATGATTTTGCCGTTGATTTGGATTTGGTTCGATTGTCACAACAAATGATTGATGAAGTTGCACCAGATCTATGTGCTACTGCTTTTTCTCCTTGTGAGGTTGAACCAATCTTCTTTAATAATAAGAATCAAGTAGATGACACAAATGCTTTCTCACAAGCAATTAAAAATTTATTTGAATCTTTAGGTCTTAGTTCTGCACTATTCGGTGACAGTGATAATTCTATAGGTCTTAGACACAGCATTCGTGTTGATGAATCTCTTATGTTCTATCAACTTTCTAAGTTAGAAGCAAATATTAAAAGATATATAAAACTTAATATTTCCGAAAATTTTGATTTTTATTATCATCGTGCAACAGTATTTAGTCAAGATGAGTATATATCTTCGTTAAAGGACTATGCGACGCTTGGTCTTAAAAAGTTAGATTATGCTACTGTTACTTCTACCCCATTTGAGGTTATGAATAGTACATTTATGGAAAATGCTATTGGTATAAATGAAATGTGGAAACCATTATCGTCTTCATATACACAAACTGATAATGATTCTGGTGGGCAGACAAAAAAAGATGATGAACTATCTCCAGAAGGAATATCTAGTAGGGATGGTAATAAAAACGAAGGTACACAAGCAGGAAAATAAGGAGTAGTTGAATGGAAGGAAAATTTTTAATCACAGCAGATGCTACTACTGCTTCTGCTCTTGTGAAATGTGGTTTTCAGAAAATGGAAACTGGTAATAAAAACATCTACACATTTCTGAATAATTCTTCAATTAATTTTTCAGATAGTGTTGATATAAATAAAGTAAAAAGTACAAACATACTTACATTTTAGTCGTCTTCCTAGACGGCTTTTTATTTTGTCGGAAAGGAGGATAAATGGCTAAGAAAAATACAAAACGTCTTTTATTTATGGAAGATTTATATGATTTTTATTCAAATAAATATAAGCGTTCAACACATTTTAGTGCAGAAAAATCAGGACATCAAATTTTCGTACAAGTACCTGCCGAATTTGAAGTAGATAAGAACGCTGATTATAAAGATGAATCACTTCTATTTTGTAAAGTCAAGTTAATGCATTCTGGTGAGAATAGAAATCATTCTAGTGTAACAGATGAAGCATTAAAGAAAGCGTCAAAAACATTGGCATACAAGCCTGTATTGGCAAACTTTATGGAATATGAAGATGAAGAAACTGGTGAGACATTAAAAGATTTCACTTCACATGATATGGAATTAAACGATGATGGCTCTGTAAATTACATCGAAAAACAGGTTGGTTGCTTTACATCTGATAAACCATTCTTTGAAGTTGAAGAAGAAACTGGACACAACTTTTTATATGGATATTGTGCTATTCCAGTTGATTATACAGATGCAGCTTCAATTATAGAAAGAAAAAATGGAACAAAGATTAGCGTAGAACTTGCTGTTAATGAGATGGAATATTCTGGGAAAAATAAGGTTCTTGAATTAACTGATGTTGTTATTATGGGTGCGACTTTACTTGGCAAAGATCCAGACACAAAAAAAGATATTGGTGAAGGAATGCTCAATGCAAGGTTAGATATTGCTGATTTTAATGCAAAAAATAATAGTCTATTTTCAGACTATGATTCTACTTTAATTGATTTACAAGAACGACTCAAAAAACTTGAGTCTGCTTGTTTCAATAATAAAAAAGATATTAGTGGAAAGGAGGAAACAATCGAAGTGGAAAAGGAAAAATTTGAAGAGGAAGTTACTGAAACTGTAGAGGTGACTGAAACAGAAGAAACCACTGAGGAGGAAGTAACTGTAACAGAGAATGAATCTGAGGAAACAGTCGATGAAACCTCCGAAGAAACAACTGAAAATGCCGAAGAAGATCCAGTTGAAAATACACAGGATGAAACTACAGATACAAGTGTAACAGAGAATGAATCTGTAAATCCAGAAAAATATTCTGTAACAATGTCTGACGGTTCTGTAAAAGAGTTTTCTTTATCATTAGATGAGATTACTATGTCTCTTTACAATCTTGTTAATCAGATGTATGGAGAAGCAGACAATGCTTATTATGGCGTAACTGTTTATGAAGATAATACTCTTATTATGTCTGATTATTGGAATGGAAAATATTACAGACAGTCATTCAATAGAGATGGAGACAATTTCTCATTAGTAGGCGATAGAGTTGCTGTTCACTTTGTATGGGTAACTGACGAAGAAGACGCTTCTCTTAATGATATGCGTTCCAACTACTCTTCTGTTGTATCTGAGTTAAATTTTTATAAAGAAAAAGAATTAGATGAAAAGAAAGAAAATTTATTTAATTCTGAAGATTATAATGGAATCAAAAATACAGAAGATTTTGCAGAGTTAAAGAAACATTCAAAAGAATATTCATTAGATGAATTATCAGAAAAACTTGACAAGATAATTAGTAAATCTGTGAAAAATGGTACATTTAGTTTTTCTAACAATGAACATGAAAAGAAATTAACACATGTCAATTTTGCTCAAAAGCTTGTTGATGAGAAACCTAAGAAAAATTCATTCTTAGATGGTTTACTAAATTGTTAAAAATTACAACTATTTACAATAACAATTGAGACTTTTATAAGTCTCTTTTTTTAATGCAAAAAAAATAAAGAAAGGAAATGAAAATTATGGCACAGTTTGGAAATATTTACACAGATGCTAACGGCACAGAATATACAAAGCATCCTGTAGCTAGAGTTAGCAAAGTCAAAGATGACGCACATATTTACGATTTAGTTGATACTGCAAATGCAATTAATCAGGGAGCAAACCTTGTTCCTGGAGATCATGTAGACGGAGACTTACAGCTTAGATCGGCTAAGACACCTGCGATTGGAAACAAAATTGTTTTCGTTTGTGATGTACCTCTTAACTACAGAGATTATACAAAGCTCGATCAGGCTGAGTGGCAGTTTGTAAACAAAGCAGGAAAAAGAACAAAGGCTTATGAAGTTGGCAAGGATGATGTTCTCGGTGTATCTGATTATGCATTTACAACTACCGTTACAGCAAAAACAACTCCTGCAATTGGAAATTATGTAGTAGTTGATGGTTCAAGAGCTTGGAAGGAATTAGTAAACACTACTGCGGAAGCTACATTAAAAACTTATGGTTTCTTAGCAAAGGTTATTGGATACGAGAAGTATCAGTTTGACACTGTTGTTTTATTTGAAGTTATTCGCAACGAAGATGTTGCAACTGCGTAATCGAAAGGAGGACATATAAATGAACGTATTAAGATTTGCAGAATTAACAAGTGCATTTAATGACGCTGAGTCTGGAATGACAGCACAGGAAAATGCTGATAAGATTACTAGCATTATGCTTGATGCTTCTCATGGCGTATATGAAGAGTACTCAAAAGAGGAAACAAATAAAATTATTAGAAATTTATTTAATAAGATTTCTGGTTTTGATTTTAAGACAGCTACTCCTATGCTGAGAAGACAGGATTGGAGAGATCATAAGAATGCTTACTATACAATTATCGAAGATGTTGTAGTAGATAAGCTTAATTCAGGATGGGGTGAAGATCCTTTCTTTGAAGCTTATGTAGAGGAAAAGAACCTTGCACTTGGCGACAAGAATGAGTTTTATGTAGATGAAAATTCTCTCTTACAGGTTTCTAAGTTCGCTGGAAACCATCATGATGTTGTTGCTCAGAAAGTTGGTTTCGGAAAGAGCTTCAGTGTAGATACATCTTGGTATGCGGTAAAGGTATACAATGACTATGAATTATTCCGTGCTGGTAAAATTGATTTTGCAGCAATGATTGATAAGATGTACAAGTCTATTGAAAAGTATCGTAGAGATGCTATCTTTACAGCATTTATGGGTGCTAATCAGACACTTCCTGCCGACCTTCGATTTGATATCACTCCTTCTGCTTCCACAATGGCTGACCTTAAAGATGCTATTGAAGATGTAAAGGCTGCAACAGGTAAGGAAGTAGTTCTTGTAGGTCGTGAAACAGCACTTAGCAAACTTACTGCTCTCGTTTCTTATGATTGCTGGTCAGAGTCAATGAAGAATGAAAAGTATGAGACTGGAAAACTTGGTAAGTGGGAAGGTTATGACTTAATGTACATTCCTCGTGTAAACGAGCTTAATACTCGCACTGACGCTTTTACAGATGAACAGAAGAATCTTATTATGATCCTTCCTGTTGATCCTGAGTTCAAACCAATTAAGAGAGTAAATGAAGGTGATGTTGCTTTCTATGAAGATGGTATGGATGGAAGCAAGAAGAATATGCTTGTATCTGCTGAGATTGCATATAAAGAAGGTATTGCAGTAGTTATTAATCAGCTTTACGGTACTATTGACGTAAGATAACAAAAATAATTTTGTGCATGGTAATAGTTATTGCCATGCACTTTTTATAAAGGAGAAAAGGAATGGCTTATACAAAAAAAACAACAACTACAAAAACTGACGATTCAGTTACTAATACAACTAAGGTTAATACTTCAAAAAAAGAAATCAAAAAATTTCAGCCTGGTGACATGATTTTATGTAGATGTGTAAGACCGAATAAAGTAATCTTCTATTCTTCTAAAACTGATACTCGCTATGAGTTTGGTGGTTATGGAGATGTAAATGAAGTTGATTATTCTGATTTACTTAAATTAAAGTCATCAAGAAGTCCTATTTTGTTTCAGCCAAAAATTCTTATTGAAGATGAGGATTTAAGAGAACAATGGAAAAGAGATTTAGAATCTGTATCTCATGAATATGAGGGTGTGTATAATACAGAAGAAATCTTTGAAAAAACACCTGATGAGTTTGAAACATATTTGAGAAAGGCTTCCAACGGTGTAAAAGATCTTGTAAGACTTTGTGCGATTAATCTTATTAGACAAGAAAAATTAACAGACCTTAGATTAATTAGAATTATTGATGATGTATTAGGTACAAAATATAAAGAATTTATTTAAATTGGAGGTGTATAAATGACAAATTACACCGACATCTTTAATATTTTTTTAAATAAGATTTCAGACGTTAAGTTACTTGATATGGATGATAATGATATAAATCAAATGCTGACTTCATGGATGACGAGTGCTATTTCCAAAATGAAAAAATGTAAATCTGATTTATCTAGTAGAGATGACGAAATTCAAGAATTTAACAGTGATTTATTGGATATTGAAAAAGAAATTATTGCTACTGGAATGGTAACAGAATGGCTCGCACCACAGCTTAATTCTACATTATACACAAGTCAATTTTTTGGAACAAAAGAAGAAAAGTTTTATGCACAAGCAAATCAATTAGAAAAGTTACAAACATTATCAGAAAAAAATAGGATCGAAGCAAGAAAACTTGCTCGTGACTATTCATATCAGACTTTTATAAATGAAAATTTGAGTTAGGCGGTGAGTTATGAAAAGTAAATATGGAAATTTTAAGATAACTCAAATTGTAGAACACAAGCAAGTTTTGCATGATAATATTCTTGCATTATTATATATGAAGGAAGAAAATTCGCCTACATTAGATAACTATTTTTCGTCTCTTCTTTGGAGACTAAGTGGTTATAATGAAATATTTGGTAATCAAACGATTATGATTGACATTATGTCCAATTTGGAAGAAGCAAGAATTGAAGCCAGCAATGCTAAATGTGACTTTCAAAAATACAGGAAATTAATATTAGACTCTTTTAATATGATTGACAAGTTAAAGGAGGAATAAACCATGAGTGTATATGATTTACATAGAAAACGCATGAAGTCACAAGGTAACACCATCGGGCAAATTCTCAAGCAACAATCTGACGATATCATGGAACAGACATTTGAAAACGACATCGCTACAAAGACTTGTTATATCTATGACAATTTTCATGACGACTTCTTCACAGATGAACATGGAATTACACGTTCTCTTGCTGAAGGTATGACTTATGAAAATACCAATAAGACAAAGATTGACGCAAAGTTTATTGTCAAATCTTATCAGTCAATGGACAAAGATCAAGTAGAATACTATCTTATGTTTCGTACAAGTCAGCCTGTAAGATTCAATGAAGGTGATGACCTTTATTATTATGAGACTGATTTTAGGAAACGCTATGGAGCGACATTTCCGATAGGACTTTTCGTGGACGTTCCAGATGATAGAGGAATTTATCATAAGTGGATTATCTGTCGTGATGAACCTGCAAATCAGTTCCCAAAGTATCTCATTTTACCAGTAAATTATGAACTTACATGGATTGAAAAGAATAATGATAAACGTATCAAGAGACGTATGTGGTGTTGTTTAAGACAGCAAAGTTCTTACACGATCGGAACTTACACCGACCGATATTTTACACATACTGATAATCAGGATAAGATATGGTTGCCAATGAACTCTATTACAGAGAAGTTTTGGTACACTTCTGAAGATTCTAAAAATATGCGAGTTGTAGTAAGTGCTTTAACAGAACATCCTACCGTATGGACAGTGACCAAGGTTGAAAATTCAATGCCATTTGGTATTCAAAAGCTTACTATATATACAGCATTTTGGAACGAGCATACTGATTATGTTAATCTTGAAACAGGTGAAATGTATGCGAACTATTTCGATTCAGAAATCGCCCCAACAGATCCGACTACTCCAACTACTCCCCCATCTTCTATCATAGCAAGAATTTCAGCATCCACTTCAACAATCAAAGTTGGTGGCTCTTATAAAAATCTTACAGTAAATCTATTCAATGATTCCAATGAAGATATAACAACTGAATATGCTGACGCAACCTTTACATGGACTTGCTCTATTGATAACGAAGATTGGACAGATAAAGTTACATGGCGAGCTGGTACAGAGTACAACCAAAAGAAAGTAAAGTTTCCTAATGACACTTCTACTATCGGCAAAATATTGTCTGTTAAATGTGAAATCACTAAGGATAACTTGCCGATTGAATCTGAAATTTTACCGTTGGAATTAACTGAATAGGAGGTGTTTTTATATGGCAGAAAAATTAATTACAAAGAATGATTTGTTAAATAAACTTCGTGCATATAGAACTACTCCTGATGATGAAAATATTCAGTATAAGAAAAAGATTGAGAAAGCACTTATGCTTAATCCATGTCTTTTATATGCACTTAATGAAAAATCATTAGAATCTGAACTTTTTGACGATGATGGTAATATCAACTGGGAATGGAACGAAGATACAAAAGAGTATGAACCTCTTGGAGAATGGGATAGATATTTCGGTGGAACATCCAATATCCGTCCTTATTTGTTTATCCCTGACACTCAGACGGAGGTAAAACATTATATCTGTTACCAAGTATCTTTTGATGAAATGCCTAGCTATCAGGATACATTGAAATATACAAATGTTACGTTTACTATTTTTGTTCATGGTAATGACAGAAATGATAAATTAACAGGTATTCCAAGACATGATCTCATCGCCTCTATTATAAGAGAGAGATTTAATTGGTCAAATATATTTGGAATGCAAACACATCTTGTATCATCAAAGGAGTCTACAACAGATAATAATTATCTTGTTCGCACTCTTGTATTCCAAGTTGTTGATACTAATGGAATTTATAACACATCTAATTCAAAAACATCTATAGTTAATTATGGTGTAAGGCGGTGATTATTTGGATGTATTAGAAACGCTAGATAATCTTCAATCTGCTGTCGAAGAAGATAAAAAAAAGAAACAAGGAAAAAGTCATCATCCAGAATATCATTTCGACAAACTTAAAATGTATTTTGGTGAAGATTATTCGATAAATGGTATTACCATTTCTATTCCAACTATAGGAGATATTTTAAATATTGGTGAAACTAATTTTTATAGAGCATTATCACCGTTCTTGAACAATTCTACTTCTATAAGAGTTCTTCTTTATGATGCTTTTAAAAAAGACTGGAATAAAACAAAAGATATTGAAGTGTTTTATATTTTATATCAATTGTTAAGAAATTCAAATAATGAAACTGCATTTGAACCATTGAAATTAATTTTTAAAGAAAACGATTTTAACGATTTTCAATTAATTCATATGGCTCGAAACAGAAATGGTGAAGAATGTAATACTCTTGCTTTATATAGTGAATTTCAAGATATATTACTTTTCGAAAATGAATATTTAGAAATAGCAGAGTATATTCGAACCATGATGAATGTTCATCCAAAGGTGGAAAAGGCAAAAGGTAAAACAACAAAACATTGGATATTACAAGAAGACAAAATGAAAGCGGCACAAGATAAAGATAAAGAAAGTGATTCTACACTCTTACCACTTATATCTAGCTGTGTTAATCATCCAGGTTTTAAATATAAATTAGAAGAATTGAAAGAAGTAAATATATGTCAATTCATGGATTCTGTAAACAGAATTCAAAAATATGAACAGGGAACAGCTGCACTAAAAGGATTATATTCCGGCATGATTTCAGCTAAAGATATCCCTCAAGACTTAATCAATTTTATGGGCGAAATTTAATCGCTCATTTTTTATTGCATAAAAACAATTTCTAAAGGAGGAAAAAATAATGGCATTTAAATTAGGTGACGTAATCGTTGATAGATTACAGTTTGGTTATGGTGCAAAATCTAATGGTACACCACTGTATGCTTTAACACAGCTTACAGAAGCTAATATTGATATTACAGCAGATTCAACAGATATTAACGATAAAGATGGTAACTTAGTATATCGTAAATATACTGGTAAAAAAGGTGAAGTAACTGCTACAAATGCATTCTTAAATCTTGCGGTTATTGAGGCAATTTCTGCTACTGATGCTGAAATTGCAACTGAAGACAAAGGTATTGTTATGCCAATGATTCAGATTGTAAAAGCAGGTGATACATTAGATATTACTGGCTATGTAGAAGGATCTGTTGTTGTAAATTCTCTTTCTGCTAAAGGCTCTATGGGAAAAGAAGAATACAAATTAGGTGTTGGTGATGCTACTGCCACAACATTCTCAATTAAACATACAGATGCAGTTACAGAACCGTCAGAATCTGCTAAACCGGCAAGCGATATTTTAACACCACCAACTGCAAAGGATGAAGCTCAGTATATCGTTAAATTTAAGAAAACAATTCATAGTGGTGCAAAAATTACTAATTCCGGTAATAAATTTCCAAAAGCTCATGAATTATTCTTCAAAGCGTTAGTAGTTGATAAATGTGATACAGAAACTTTAAAAGCTGCTATTATTCATATTCCATCTTTTATGCCAAGTCCAGAATTTACTCTTGCTCTTCAAGGCGGTGATTCTCAGACAATGGATTATAAGGGTGCTATGATGTTAAATGCTTGTTCTACTGATTCTGAGTTATTTTCTATTTATTATATTGACGAAGAAGAAGATGACATTTAATCATAAAAAATAATCTAAGGGCAGTGTCAAACTGCCCATTTTATTAAGGAGAAGATATGTCAAAAAAGGATTTAAGAACTTGCTGTATTTGTGGTAATAAATACAGCTTTTGTCCAGTTTGCAATGCGGAAGACAGAAATAAGGAATCTTGGTATTTCACATTTTGTAGCAAAAACTGTCACGATGTTTATGAAGTAACTTCTGCATTTGAAGATAAAAGAATTTCTGATGTTGAAGCGAAAAATAAATTAACAAAACTTGATCTATCTAAAAAGAACAATTTTAGTGACAGTTACAAAAAATCTATCGCTTCAATTATGAATGCAAAAGTACAAACTAGAAAGACAATAAGTAAAAAAGAGAATTCAGACAATGCGTCTGTTAATAAGGAGATTATTACAAAAGCTGAAAAAGAGGCAAAAAGTAATGTTGAATAGTGATTTTAAAGAATTTTAATAGGGAACATAATTACTATTCATTTAGTTTTTGTGTTCCCTATTTTTTACGCTATAAAGACATAAGAAGGAATAAAAGGGAAATATGGTAAAAACAAATTTAAAGAAAGTAAGAGATTATTTACCTCATGAAGTTGTTAGAATTGTTAATCCAAAGCAATATTTATTATATATTAAAAATCAGGTTTATCCAATAGATATATATACCAGTTTGGATGAAAAAACAAATAATACAATTCTTGCAATGGTATTTCTTAAAAAGGATACAAATGAAGTATATAAAAAATGGTGTAATTATGACCTATCATAAACAAATCATTACTAATGAAAAATTTAAAAATGTATCAATTAACACTCCAATTCAACCAGAAATAGAATTAGATGGAGGTTTTGCGTATTGTGCAAGATGTTATAAAGAATTGGACTGTTATACAACTCCATGTCCTAAATGCAATCAAATTCAAGACTGGTCATGGATGAAATGTAAAGGAGGAAAAGTTTATGAAGATTAATTGGAAAGTTCGTTTTAACAAAAAGAATATTTTATTTATTACACAAGTTGCTATTTCTATTGTAATTCCTATTCTTACATATTTCGGATTACAAGCGTCTGATTTAACAACTTGGGAAAAAGTATGGGAAACTTTTATTGCTGCAATTAGTAATCCATATGTTGTTGTAATGGCATTAATGTCTCTTTTTAATGCAATTACAGACCCTACTACTAAAGGTGTTGGTGATTCTGATAAAGCATTAACTTATGAGAAACCAAAGGAGGATTAATTATGTCAGTAATGTGTGCATGGGCTTCCTCTAATGAAAGAGGAAAATTAAAAGGTGGCAATCCTGGTGATCAGACAGGTAGGGAAGTAAAATGTGGAAGCATTTATAATTTTGGTCAGACACGAGTATATCGTTGTACCGATAGATCAAGAGCTGTTAAAATTGGTGCTGCTGCAAAAGCAATTGCTTTAAATAACTATTTTGGGTATTGTCAAACACATCGTAGTTCTGGATATATTGCTTTAAAAAATACAGGTTGGATAGTTGCAAATGTAAAAACAAAATGTGAGGTTGATTGTTCTGAGTTAGCTGCGTGTTCGGTAAATGTGGCTTTTAGTAAAGCTATGTTATCTTCATCTGTATATTCTGGCAATATTGGAAAAGCATTAATTGCAACTGGTTATTTTAAAGAATTAACTGCTTCTAAGTATCTTGGAAAATCCGAATATATTAAATGTGGGGATATTATTGTTGCACCTGGCAAACATGTAATTGTTGCCTATACGGATGGTTCTAAAACATCACAGAATACAATTTCTACAACCATTCAAGGTATTGTTTCTGGTAATTCATTGATTAAACGTGGTCAACAGGAAGCAATTAAGTTTACCGGCGTAAATATTGCAACAGATGGAAAAGTTGGCAATGAAACAAAAGCTATGAAATCAAGAGTGTTGCAACATGCAATGAATTTAGATTATAAAGCAGGTCTTGTAGAAGATGGTAAATTTGGTTCAGCTTCAAAGAAAAAACTTGGTTCTCATTATGTTAAAAAGGGCGAAAAACAGTACATGGTCACAGCAGCAGAAATTCTGATGTACTTAAATGGATATGATCCAAATGGGGTTGAATATCCTGGTACATATGGAAACGGTCTTGTAAAATGTTCTAAAGCAAAATTCGGAGATGATGGATCAACAATCACCGCATCTGAATTCCTTCGGTTAATCTAAGATTGGAGGAATTTTATGAATGGATGCTATAGAAAATTTATTTAATATTGAATGGCAAGTTGTAATACTTGGAGTTATTGTCGCTCTTTTTGCATTCAAAGCTATTGTTGAAATATTTAAATGGTTATTATTTGACTTTTTAGGTATAGAAACAAAAGCTATGAGAATGAAACGAGAAGAACACGAATTGTTATTAAAAACTGCAAATGGTTTAAAAGATTTATCTGCACGTCATTTAGAAGATGTGAATCAATCAATAAAACACGATGAAAAAATTCAAGAGAATTTAGATTCGTGTATAAATGAGATCATGGAATCTCTTGAAAAAACGCAAGATACCATTACTCAATTTGCAGAAAATAGAGTTCATGATAGAGAGCAAAGTTTTGCGATTCAGAAAGAACTAACAACTAGCATTGCAAAATTAGCTGAATCAGATTCTTCTCGTGATGAGCAAATAAATAATATAATGTGGGCACAAAAAGAATCTCTTGCTGATAAGATAAATCAGAAATATAAGCATTATATTGCTATTAACGGTATTCCTGAAGATGAGGTTGACGAATTTGTATCGCTTCACCAAGCATATAATGGAGTTGGTGGAAATCATCGTGGAGATGCAAAATTCAATTATTGTATGGAACATTTACCGATTATACCAGTAGAGGTTAAATTAAAATACGACTAATGATTATTATACCATAAAAATTACCAATTCTGGTTAATATTTTCTTATGTATTATATGAATATACAAAATAATTCTAAGCATACTACATTACATGAAGAATAAAGTTGGTGAATATAGGTATAAACAGAATATATCAATATCAGAATTGTCCAAGAGATGTGGACTTTCTTCTACTGCTATTTCTAATTTAGAAAATGGATATACTTCTGATATTTTATTATCTCATGCAGTCGCTTTATCTCTTGCGTTACATGTAGACTTATATGAATTATTTTGTATAAAGAGATAAAGGAGATGTACGCCTATGGGAATGTATTACAATGTAATTTGTGAAGAAATCGAAATAACAGGTGGAAAAGTAATCCATATTGACAAGAATTTAGGGAATATGAATGATGTTCATAAACTTGTCTGTGAGAATATCAGCAAATATCCAAACGCCAAATGGGAACTTTATTCTATGATACTTAATAACTAAAACCAATACATACAAAAATTAAATATAAGAAATATGAAAGAGCGGTTTCTTCGGAAACTGCTCTTTTGTTATGTAAAGGAGTGAAAGGAAATAGCAAAAGCTAAATCGAAATATCATGTAGATATTTCAGAACAAGGTAAGAAAAATCGAACATATAAAGGTGTAACTTATGACAGTCTTACCGAGCTTAGATTTTTACAAGAATATATAGAACCTAAGATGAAAAGTGGAGAAATATTATCATATGAACGCCAAGTAGAATATGTTCTTCAAGATAAATTTAAATATAAAGGTAAAACAATTCTACCTATTAAATATAGAAGTGATTTTAATGTCGTCTGGTCTGATGGCACTTTACAGGTTTTTGACGTGAAGGGTAATCCAGATAGTATGTCACTTTTAAAAAGAAAAATGATGTGGGCTAAGTACCCAGAAACCAATCTTACGTTTATTTGCAGAAATCTCAAATATGGTGGTTGGGTAGAATATGACGCTTTAAAGAAACTTCGCAGAGAAGCGAAGAAAAATAAGGAATAAAGGAGATAAAAGGAATATGAAACTTTTAGAGTTTGTAGAAAAGTATAATAACATGGCAAATAACACATTAAAGGAACAGTTATTAAGTAAAATCAAAATCACTCCATATGTTTCAATCATTAAGAAAGATGCTTACGCACAGTTGATTGTAGATAAGACAACATTTGAACAGGAATCTTATGATGATAACGGAGTAACAAAATATCGTAAAACAGATAAGATTAGAGTAAATTCTGTTGCTCAGTATGTACAGTTTTGTCGTGCTGTGATTGAATTATATACCGACCTTGAAATTGACGAGGATGATAAAGGATTCATCAAGGGATATGATGCACTTAAATCATCTGGCTTACTTGATATTTTAATGGTTGGTTCTGATAAAGCTGAACCACTTATTCCTATAAGTGAATTAAGTGAATTTAAGACTATTTTAACAATGAAACAGTCAGATACTCAGTTTAATGAGACAACTATTCAAGCGTTTATTAGCAAACAGATTGGAAGGATTTCTGATTTGGCAAATGTTACTCTCACACCGCTTATGAACGTTGTAAGTAGGAAACACGATGAGATTCCAAAAGAAGATTTGGATAAGGTTGTTGAGTTTGCTAAGAATGGTGGATTTAAAGAGGTGTAGGGTATGGAAATTATTAACTTACCAAGAGGTTGTGGGAAAACAACTAATATTATAATTGAAGCCGTAAAGACTGGTTATCCAATTATCACATTGAGAAATACTATGAAGAGAGATATTGAAAGACGTGCAGAAAAAATCACAAATAAAAAAATTACTGTTTATACAGTTGCAGAATTTTTAAATGACAATTTTTGGTGCGACAAAATTGATAAGAAACCAGAACATATTTTAATTGATGAGCTTCCATATATATTAGAAGAATTATTGGGTTCAAAATGTGAAACTGCAACTATGACAAGCAAATCTCTTGAAGAATATTATGGTCATAGAGATTTGGATAGATAGGAAATTCAAATTTCCTTGGAGGATTTATATGATAAGTGGAATATTATACGGACTTCTATGTGGATGGATTCTTACATTATTCAATGTAGATAATATCTGTATAGAAGTTTTACAACCGATTGTTCCTTTTGTATTAACTACGGCTCATTATTATTTTGTGTTTGGAGTTGTAGGGTTAATATACGGAATTATACATAATGATTAAATATTAGGCTCTATACGTGTCAAAGCGTATAGGGCTTTTCTTATGTGGAGTGGTTATACTGCTCTCCTATTTTAGTGTAAAAATAGTGAAATTATAGTGAATTTTTTGGAGGTGATGAAATGGCAAAGATAAGCCCAGAGTTGAAGAAACAACTACATGCTATTGCACAAAAACAAGCTGAAAAGATAGCAAAAGAATTTGAAGATAAAATGACTGAACATTATAGAAGTGTTCTTGATTGGTATTATGGAGAGCCATATCAGACGAATCCTCCACACTATGATAGAACGGGCAATTTAAGAAATTCATATAGAACTTTTATGTTTATTTCGTCTGAACAAGTGTCTAGTAGTTTTCTAATTTCAGGAGATGATATGAATGACTATGGTAGAAAATCAAAAATTTCTGGCGAAGATTATTTAAGCAAATTCTTTTTTAATCCATCAGGAACTTGGCATGGTGGTGATTGGCATGGTGGATATGGTGTGCCAGCTAATTTCAATGCATATAACGAAATGGTTAATTTTTATCATAACACAGTAAAAGACTTTAGAAAGAAATATGAAATATAGGAAGGAGAAATTAAATGGTTGAAGAATTAAAACTTGCCATAAAAATTGATGATGCAACTATTGAGCAATCACTATTGAAACAGTTTGCTAATGCACAAAAAATGGCTAACAAGGTTGTTCTCGATTTTAAAAATGTAAACTTCGATGATAAACAGATAGAAGCCAAATTTAAGGAAATGCAGAAGAAGGCAGGTCAGAATCCGATTGATTTTAGCATTAGTGGTAATACACTTGATATGCTTGGTCAGATTGATAAAAGACTTACTGAGATATTCAGTATTGGAAAAGGAAAATCATTTATTGACTCCTCTTCTACTGTTGCTGATATTGACAAAATAGAGAATAAAATAAATGAGCTGAATAAAAAAATCAACACATCATTTGATACAAAAAATAAAACAGAAGCATATAACCAATTAAAGAAATATGCAGATGCTTTTAAGGATTATTATAATAATGAAGAAGCAATGGCTTCAGAATCTGGTACAAAAGCCGCTTATGCATATTATAAAGCTTATGAAGAAGCTTTAAAAAAAGAAGTCGCTCAAAGTAAATTAGAAAAAGTTACTGTTGATTTTGATATTAATGATAAATTTTTTGATAAAAATAGAATTGTTTCTGATAGAATTAAAGAATATGCAAATTATAAAAAATATGGTAGTGATAATGATTTACTAGAAGAAATTTCTTCTCTTAAAAATAAATTGTTTGATTTTAATTCCGCATATTCTCAAGTGAAAGAAAAATTAGGACAAGCCGCAATTACACCTGAGATAATAAAGAGTGTAGAACGTTATGTTGAATTGTTAGATAAAGCTCGTTTTTTAGAGCAATTGAACGATCCTGATGATAATGATACTATTAAATCACATAGAGCTATGGCACAAGTTAGTCTTGATGATGCTCTTTTTAATGCTCAAGAACAGAGTTATAAGTATACTAAATCATTAAGACAACAAGAAGAACAACTTACTTCCACTGTTGAAGCTGAACAGAAATTAGCAGAAGTTCAAAAGGAAACAACTTCTAATTCTGTTACTTCTGATAATTCTCAAATTGAAGAGTTAAAATCTGATATTCAAGAGGTAAAAACCGAACTTGGTGATGTAAAAGATAGAATTTCTTCTATTGAATCGAATGGTTTTGAAAATGTACGAGATGATGTTGAAAAGACAAAGGAATCTGTAAAAGAACTTAACAGCGAACTTGCAGAAATGAAATCTAACCTCTCTTCTACTCCACAAGAATCGAATATTTCATCTGGAACGAAAGACGCATTTTCTTCTACCGAAATTCCTGCTTCTGTCGAGAAATTAGAACAGGTGTCAAATGCAAATAAAGAAGTTCAAAAGGCGGTTGAAGCATCAACATCTGCAATAAAAGAAAATGCAAAAGTCATCGACAATGGTGAATTACCAGCTTTAGACGAACTTGTAAAAAAAGCAAATGAAGCAGCTTATGAACTTACAAAAGGAAAAGATATTGTTTCACAGATAGGGAAAAAACAAGTTTACAAAGTGACAGAAACTGATGAAAATGGGAAGACCATGGAACGAATTGTTGGTCAATTTTCATATGTTGAAAAATCATTAGATGGACAGCTTAAAAATGTCCTTGCTACTTACGATGAGAGTACAGGAAGATGGAATGAAGAAGTTCTTAGTTTAGCGACTAATTTTGAAAAAGTTGGCAAAGAGATAATATCACTTGATAATAAAATCAATAAACTTGAAATGCATCGAGATAAAATGGTATCAGGACATCCTAATTATGATACTTCTGCCGATGATGAATTGATTGATGTACAAAAAGCAAGACGATATGTTCTTGAACAAACTATTGGATTATATGCTAATGAAAAAGAATATGTTTACGAAGTAGATGCATTTGAGAAAAAGCGAATCGAAAATAATCGCACTTTATTGGCATTAAAAGATCAGCAAAACAATTCCCAAAAAGTTAAAATGGACGAAAAAGCCGATAGACGGTTAAATAAAGATTGGGAAGATGCTATTAAATTTAATCAGCAATTAGATGATGAATTAAAAACAACTCAAACTTTATTAAATAATCTTGATATGCCAAAAGAATTACTTTCTGATTGGGATAAGGTGACAGACGACGTTGAAAATTTAATACATCAATTAAAAAACGGAGAATTAACATTATCTAAATTTAAAAAACAGAGAGGTGAATTATTATCTGGCTATAATAAAAAAGTTGATATTCAACAGAAACGTGATATTGACGAATATAACTCTAATGTTAAAACAGATAACGCAAAGAAACTTGAACGAGAAAAACAGATTTGGAACGAACTTACGACTTCTCTTGATAGATACGCTACTCTTCAAAAAAGAATTGCAAATAACAATGCATTAAGCACAGACAATAAAGAGGCGGCAAAACTTCTTAAATATATCTATGAATTACAGAGAAGTGATGTGCTTCCATCGGAGAAATTAAACGCATCTAATGAAAAACTACAACAGATAAAACAAACTGTTACAGATTTAAAAGCAAAACTCAAAGAATCTACTCTTGATTCTTTACAAGGTTCTATTGATAAGTATCAGAAAATCTATGATCAAAGAAGCACCTATTCTTCTGATTTTACTCCAAGTGACCAATATACTAAAAACTTAACTGAGCTAAATACAGCAATTAAAAATCTTGTAGAGTACAGAAACACATTAAAAAATGTTAGTGAAGTTACCGTAGAACAAGAAACTCATTTAAAAGGATTAGTTACGGCATGTGAAAAAGCTTCTGATTCTTTTAAGTCACTTTCTGCCTCTGAAAAAGGTGCAAGTCAGATTGCTGTTGATAAATTAGTTCAGAGAATTAATAAGGATTTAGATGAGTGTACAAATTACTCTAAGGAAGCAAAACTTGGATTAAGAGCATTGCGAGACGAATTAGAGTCTGCCAATCCAAGGAATCTGAAAGAGATTACATCTGAAATCATTAATATTGAAAATGCTGAAATCAGAGCTGGTCGTGCTGGCAGAAGTTTCTTTGACACATTAAAGAATAGTGGATTCCATCAATTAGCCGCACAGATGGCAGGTATGTTTGGATTTTATGATGTTATTAATCTTGGTAAAGAAGCAATTAGTACCATCGTAAGTCTTGATGATGCTTTGGTTGATTTAAAGAAAACTACAGCAATGAGCAAAACTCAACTTGAAGATTTTTACTATGATGCCAATGATGTTGCAAAACAAATGGGTGTAACTACCGAGGAGATTATAACACAAGCAAGTGCGTGGTCTAGGCTCGGATATAGTTCGCAAGAAGCTGCTACAACAATGGCAAAACTGAGTTCTAAGTTTGCTTCTATTTCTCCTGGAATGTCAACAGATGAAGCTCAGGAAGGTCTTGTATCTATAATGAAAGCTTTCGACATTGATCCAGATGATGTTGAAACAGAAATTATGGACAAAGTAAATGTGCTCGGCAACAAATTTGCGGAAGAGAACCAAGATGTAATTGAAGGTTTAAAACGTTCTGCTGCTGCTATGTCTGCTATGGGACAGTCCTTCACTGATACAGCTGCCCTATTTACAGGTGGTATGGAAATTTTGCAGGATTCTGAGTCGATGGGAACTGCATTACGTACTCTTTCAATGCGTGTTAGGGGCTATGATGAGGAGACAAACCAACTATCTGATGATTTAGTTAATGTAACTGGTGAAGTTGCAGATTTAACAAAAACCGCTCAAGATTCACAGGGCGTATCTTTGTTTACAGATGCAACACAAGAACATTATAGATCTATGGTGGAATATCTTGGAGATATTGCAGATAGATGGGATCAAATTTCAGAGAAGAATCAAACAGAGCTTCTTCAGAAACTTTTTGGTAAAAATAGGGCAAATGCAGGTGCTGCTATCATCCAGAATTTTGATCAAGTTCGTGCTGCTATTGAAGCAATGGATGAAAGCGCAGGATCTAGTGAAGCCGAGATGAGCGCAATTGAATCCTCTCTTTCTTATAAAATCAACGCACTCAAGGAAACTTGGGTTGGTTGTGTGCAAGATATGATAGACAGAGGAGACTTAGGTACAATTGTAACTGGTCTTACAAAAGTCTCAGAAGCTATTACTTTCTTACTTGATAAATTTGGTATTCTTGGCACTATTGGATTAGGAGCAGGAATATTCTCGGGAATTAAAAATGTCGGTAGGGATAAAATGTATTCCCTCAGTTTTTGAATATGCCGACAACATACATAATTTACTCTGAATACAGAGGTTTAAAGTATGTTATCCGTGAGATACACGGTGATAAATAAATAATTGGAACAATAATCGGGAACTGCGTACAACGGTCTGGTAATGCAGACGTATCACCACTCTCCTATTATGGCGACATAATTAGGTTCGTAAAAGCGTGACGCTCAAGGAATCCGATGGGATAGATCTTTTTGAGATAAGCCCTCACTGTAGCGACAACTTCCACATCAAGTTATATGCAACGATGCTTGGTGAATATGCGCTCGATACTACCTGACACAACAGGGCAATCTGTGATGGATTGTAAAATGCAGAAACTTATCTTCTGTTGTTTGAACACATCGTTCCTATGTGTATTGATAAGATGGAACAAAACCAAGAAATCTCGATTTCAATTAAAAAAAATGACACTACTCTATTTTGAGCAATGCCATTTTGTAGGGAATATATCTTGCTTGATATAAACATATCATAGCACATATTCTGTTATTTGCAAATACTTTTTCTGTTTCAAACAGAGAATAATAAAATAGAGAGCAGAACACTCTACTCTCTCATCTATATGAAATGATATAATATCCCCTCACTAGACTCACTACATAATTTTAAGAACAATCGTAAATATTGTGATGGCGATCACAAATTTAGTCATACTATTGAAATCAACAGTAAATTTCATAAAATCCCTCCTAACATATATATCAGAAGAGGAGAAACTTTGTTCTTAAGCCTCAGTAAAGACAGCCGTGTAGATATTGCCTAGTTCCCTTGATCGTGTTGTTTTCAACACATCCACCTCAACGAATATTGTATCAAATTACCATAATTTTACAATCCAAAACATATGTTTTGTCGATTTATGTAATACGAAAAATCTTCAAATTTTTTCAAAAATCTTTACAAAAAATTTCATCTGTGTTATCTTCAAAATAGTAAAAATTTTCATTTTTTTGAAGGAGGTAACACGATGAAAGTTTCAAGAGAAAATTGTCCAGTTAAACCATTGATAGGAAAAATGAAACGAGAGAAAATTGTATTAAAGCACAAATTGCAGAGAAGAGAATCTGTTTGGTCTAATCCAAACAAATCATTGCTTATTGACTCTCTTTTAAGAGGATATATTGTACCACCAGTTTATACTATTTCTGAAGATGGTGTACAATATGTTATTGATGGTGTACAGCGATTAAGCACGTTAAAAGGATTCTATAATGATGAGTTTGCAATATCTAAAAAGGCAGAACCAGTTATAATTGAAGGAATTGAATATAATATTGCAGGATTGAAATTTAGCAAACTTGACCAAGTTGTAAAGGACGAGTTAGATAGTTCTGCTATCACAGTATATGAAATCACTGAATATACAGATAAAGATGTCAGAGAAATGTTCCGAAGGCTCAATTCAGGGAAACCGTTGAATACATCACAGAAGCTTACACCTGATATGTCGGATGAACTCAGTAATGCTATCTTTGATATTGTCTCTCTTCCATTTTTTGAAAAGAGACTGACATCTGCTCAGTTGAAAAGTTCAGTCGATCAGAGTATCGCACTTGAAACACTGATGCTCTGCTCTACTAATAAAGATAACGATTTTGCTTCATTTAGAGGTAAGGATAAAGAGAATTTTATCGAATTCTATAATGACAAAGTTAAGCCAGAAAAGATTGAAATCATCAAAACCGCAATCAATAAACTTGATGAATCTCTTGAAGAAGATGTGAAAATTCCAAAGACAAGTATTTCTGTATTGTGTTTTGCAGCATATAGAATTTGCAAAGACAAAAAGAGCTTTGAGAAATTTGCTTTGAAAGTAAGTGAGTTCTTGGCAACATACAACGATAATACTGAATACAAGAATAATCTTATGAATGGTACTAATTCTGCCGAGTCAGTTAGATTTAGATTGGATTATTGGAGAGAAATTTTAAAAACTTTATAAGGAATATAAAATTGTATATATGTTATAAGAGTCAATTACTTTGTAGTTGGCTCTTTTATTATGCACATAATTAAGGATTAAAAGGAATGAAACAATCAAAATTATTTCCATGCTACTCTATTCCACTTCGAGATTTTTTAGCATCTCATGGAGTCAGATATGAGCTAGTAGGGTTACATCCTGAAACACATAAAATGTTTTGGGTTTATATCAAAGATGAAAAATTAAATATATTAACGTCTGAGTGGTCAAAGAGAGAATAAATAATTGATTACTCTTTTTTATTGCAAATTTTTAATTGAAAGTGAGGAATTATATGAGGAAAGTATTTTTTGATAATTTACCTAAAAGAAAAAGTGGACAAATATTGTGGAATAAAAGCATAGGGCAGGATTTGCACTTTATATATGAAGAAATAGAAGGGTTTATTAAAATAGTAGATTATAATACTAATGGAAAATATAATATAGTTTTGCAATATAATGACAATATCAAAAGTTTAACAAGTGATGATTTGTTAAAAGTGAGAATTGCAAGATTAATTAATTACAAAAAGCAACATAAGTATTTATATAATATTAATGATACTATTAAAGATAATAATAGAGATTTAAAAATAATTGGTTATAAAAATAAACGAGTTAATAGAAAAGATGGAAAAACAGAATTGGTTTATGGGTATGATATTTCATGTAATATATGTGGTTGGGACAATGGATGGATAGCTGAAAAGATCTTAAAACAAGGTTGTGGGTGTCCTTGTTGTGCTTCTAAAATTGTTGTGCCAGGAATAAATGATATAGCAACAACTGTTCCTTGGATGATTCAATATTTTCAAGATGACGATAAAGAAATAACCAAAAAATATACTAAATGTTCAAACTATAAAATATATCCTATATGCCCATATTGTCACAAAGCTTCTAAGAAAAAATATTCTATTTCAGATATATATTCAAATAACGGATTCCTATGTTCTTGCTCAGATTCTTTATCAAGGTTGTCAAAATATATGAGAAGTTTATTGGATCAATTAATAATTGAAAAACAGATTGATTTTTATGATACTGAAGTTAAATTTGATTGGTGTACATATTTTAATATATATAAAAATAAACAATGTTATGGCATCTTTGATTTTGTAATTGAAAGCAAAAAACTTATTATAGAAACCGATGGTGGTTTTCATAGGACAAATAATTCAATGAGTGGACAAACAAAAGAAGAGTCTATTTTTATTGATATGGAAAAAGATAAATGTGCAAAACAGAATGGATACATTGTTGTACGAATATCTGATGAATTTAACATTAAACAATCTATAATAAACAATTTTGATGGTATCTTTGACCTAAAAAATATTTCATGGTCGAAATGTGAAAAAAATTCCTTGAGAAATTATCAGGCAGAAGCTATGAGACTAAAAAATGATCATCCTGAATACACTACTTCAGATATATCAAAAATACTAAAATTGGGTGAAACAACTATTAGACGTTGGCTAAATTGGGGTGCAAACGCTGAAATATGTTTGTACAATGCAGAACAAGAAAGAAAACGTGCAGTATTTCACAAGGGAGACATCCCAGAAAATATTAAATCTATTATCTGTCTTAATAATGGAATAAAATTCAAATCAGGGGCTGAATTATCCAAAAAATCAAAAGAATTATTTGGACAATACTTTTCAAGATCAGTAATATCCACATGTTGTAATAGAAAAGTCCAAGATATAAAAGGTTATATTTTTAGATTTGAAAATGACTTAACAGATACCGATAATGAAATATTATTAAAAAACACAAATAAAGAAAAATTAAAAAGTATTAACAATAAAATACTTAAAACATTAGACAAATTTATTGAACAAAATCCTGATGTAGATATAGAATTATATAATTTATTCTTAGAAAGAAAAAGATGTATCGGTGCATAAATTACTATGTTAAGGGTCGTTTCGATTATTGGCGTGGAATTGTAAAAACATTGCAGTAAAAAAGATAAAGAGTAGTCGGCTGGCTACTCTTCTTTCATATCTGTTTATAAACATACGTTCTGAATAGTATTCTGTCGATTATTGGTATATAATGGTAATATTAAATACTAATGATTGGGAGGATACTATGGGGTTTTGTAATAAGAAAAAGAAACCTATTAAAAAGAAACCAAAAACTGAATATATAATGTTTGTAGATGAGACTGATCCAACAGCAACAGGTAATTATTTCTGTTTGTCTGGTGTTATAATTCAACGTAATGATTACGAAAATAATTTTGTGGACAGAATTAATCGTTTGAAGAAGACACATTTCAACGATTGCGATATTATTTTTCATTATACAGAGATGAAAAATAATCGAAATAATTTTAAGATTTTTAAAGATCCAATAAAAAGGAATAAATTTTATATGGATTTTGTAAATATTTTACAATCTTCAGATATTACTATTCTTTCTTCTTATTTCGATAAAAATGATATGAAAGCGACATATGGTAAATGTGCTGTATCAGATTATGATGTTGCTTTTAAAACACTATTGGAAAATTTTGTGCATTTTCTAAGAAATAATAATGGAGACGGTATGATTATAATGGAATCAAGATTATTTAATGAAAATGCCAATTTACAAAATACATTTTATCAATATATAAATATGGGTTCTGAGCTATTCTCATCTTCAATAGTTAAATATCACTTAAAATGTTTAGGTTTTGTCGTTAAGAACGATAACTGTATTGGATTGCAGATAGCAGATTTTATTCCAGCAACAATTGTTAGAATAATAAAAGACAGGATAGATAAATTTTCTATTCAAAAAACAATACATGAAAAAATATATTGTCATGACACTGAATATGAAAAAATTTTAGGTATTAGAAATATACTTGGAAATAATAATAACTAGAGATATCATACTTGACCTTGTGTTAAATATGATGTATTATAATAATAAGTTCAGATGGAGGAACGTGTAGCTAGTAGACCATTTGACATAGAAACCGAATATAAAGTGTGACGATTGAGGTCGGTTTCTTTATTATTCTCTAGGACGGGTGATTAGTGTTTTACACCATGATCTCGCAGAAAAAGGAAGAGTTTAAATACTCTTCCTTTTTTGCTGTATATAATATTGCTCTTCTATTCTGGTTATCTGTTAGTCGGAACATATATTTAGACGGTTCTCTTTTTCAATACAAACAAAAAGAGTAGCAATTTCTCATCACTCTTCTATTCCATTTAATCTATTGGTTCTGATTTAGTTGTGTTGTTCTTTGATTTTTTATTGGTTGGCATAGTGGTTATCTCCCATCTAAAAATCTGAGTTGCATGAATTGCAATGCCATTGATGTTTAACTTTTTGTGAAAATATTCCAAACATAGCTACACTACCTGCTTTTGTAATATTTGAAATTTTCTTTGTGTTCATTGAATGACAATATGGACATTCGATGTTATGTTAAATAAAAAAAAGAGAATAATACAATGAACAGACTCATCTCTGACGCTAGACCATCCAAACGCATCAGTGAAATTGACTTCTTTACTATTATCTAGTCGGTAAAGAACGCCAATGCTCACATACATACTCAAGTCTGCCGTAACGCACTCTTGTATATCTGTGAACGTGTACTGGTTTTAGTACATTATACGTCATATAGCAATCACCTCCAAGACACGCTTGTGAGATGAGCCTGTTTATTGTATTATTCTACAAATTAAAAAAATACATAGTATTTGATAAACCAACATCTGTGTAGCTCTCATCACAGGCTATCGACATCTTCTCCTATCTACACGGATAAGAGCGATAGTGTTCGCACACGTACTCGATTCTGCCGAATCTCATACGTTTATACGCACGAACATGAACCAACTTTAAAAAATCGTAGTTATGCACTCAAATCACCTCCTCAAAGACGAGAAGATGTTGGCTTATTAAATACTATGTATAATGTTTTATTTCTTATTCACTAAGCTTTTAGCTTTTTCTGTAGCGAAATCAATTTCGATAATATGAATAAGAACATCTATAAAAGATTTTAAATCTTCTATATCATATTCTGGATTTTTACGAAAATAATGTACCTCATCGTTTCCAATCCATACAGAAGCTCTTGCAATGTCTTGTAATCTACTTGGAAGCTTGTTGATACATTTTCCAAGTTCCATTTTGATAATAGTATCTTCATCTTCGTGCTGCACCTTTATCAAAAAATCTTTTACTAAAAATTCAAGTGATTTCCGATATCCTAAACCTGCAAGACCTTTTATCTCATCTTGCTTTTCTGCCTCGGCTGCCTGATTATATAGTGAAACGAATTCTGGTGAGATTTCTTTTATATTGTCAGAGAAAGAAATTTTATTTGCTGTTTTAGGAAATACAGAATCTAAAAATAAATTATTTAGCGGTGAGCCATATACAGCACTACCATCAAAATATCTAGCTGTATATAAAGAACTACATCTTGGACAATATAAAACAATATAGCAATAATTAACTTCAAAATCTGGATGTTTCATATAAAATCCATCAACAAAAGTTGGACTTGTTGCAATGTTACAATTAGGACAAGTATTTACTTCTGGTACTTCTACATCTATAAAGTCATTATCGTCATATTCAATTAAGTTCTTTTTATAATGAACTCTGTATTTTTGTTTCATCTATATCACTCCCACAATTATTATATATGGATAATATTACCACATATAATATGTATGCAAAAGTCAGAACATTAGTTCTTATCTTTACCCAATTTCTCTTCCATCTTATTAAAATCTAATCCATATCTCTTCTCAAGTTCATTGAGAATATTATATATTCCTTTACCAATGAACAAATGATTAGAGCCAAATACATACTTCATAGTATGAATTTCAGATGGAGAAATTTCAGATATTTTGTAACGATATGTGCTCATATTTTCGTTTTGATATACTTTTACAGGGTATCTATACCCAAGACCTTCTATTCCTGTATATCCGTCATATGAATTTGGATTGTAACATTCTCTTCCGACTTCATATTCAAGTTGAGCTATGAGCGATGCGATATTCTGTGTATTTTTCATTTGATGCACTCTCCTATTATTTACTGTATTTTTACAATTTATTACGAGGTGATAATTATGAACAACAAATTTAATATTGGTACTCATAAAAAAATAGAACAATTATATAATGAATTATTATTGCTATTCAAAGAAAACGACTTGGATTATTCCCAAGCCGTACTCTTTTTAAATAATTCACTTGATCGCTTAAAATGTACAGGTTATTTAAGATTTTCTGATGATGAGTCAGAAATTTAAATACTGATAAAAACATAAAGTAGATTAATTTTCTTTGATAAATTGTTCTCCGTAACATGTAATACCATAAATATCACTTTGAGCAGATTTAATAGTATTTCCTTGAGTATATAAGTTTGCATCTATAAGATGTAATTTATTACATTTTATAAGATTAAAAGCAACTTCTTCAATGGAATATTTATTATCTTTGCTCAAAGCTGTTAATATTGACGAAATCCCAGGTGCTCGCAATTCAATATCATTATTGCTAGATGTCCTAACTTTTACGCTTGTGTTTTCATCAATGAAAGTAAGAATATCTTTCATACATTGTTCATTAGTCGTCATAGTAAAATTCCTCCCTTGTACATTATATTAATAGGAATATTTTACCATTAATTATAATAAATGTGTAGTCTGAACATGTGTTTCTTCTATCTCCTATTTCATGAAATATTGTATTGGCTCAGGGAAATTACCATCATAATATAAAAACCATCTTCCTCCTATTTTAACCATTTCAAATGTTGTTTCTCCGAAACTATCATGATATTTACATGTGGTTAAAGCATATTCTTCTAATTTAATATTACAGTTATATTTATAATTTATTTGATTTTGTTTGTTTAATAACTCATCCGAATCAACTTTATTCTCATGTGTAATTTCAAAAGAAATATCTCCTACTTTATTATGAAATTCTTTTATAGATTCAGTAGATAATGCAGGTAATGATTTTTGTATAAAACTTGGATAACATTCTTCTATTCTATTTGTATTTGAATTATTGATTGCTTTTGAAACCTCTTTCAATAAATCATTAGTAGTCTTATAACCATTTCTATTTTTTGAACTAAATATAAAAAATATAACACAAATACATAATAGAACAATCATTCCAATAATTATAGACATTTTCTTTTTGTTTTTCACTATACATACCTCCAATCAACATCTCATATTATACTACATTAAAGAAAATACCTCAAACATATTTTCAAACATTAACAAGTATGATATTCAAAACATTTGACAGTGATATTGATAATATGAGTTCTCGTTGGGGAATGTTTGGAAAGTCATTCTCAGACATTGGAGATACAATAACAACAAAATGGAAACAGGTTACTGACTACGTTGCTGTTACAAATGATGCAACTATATCAGGAATGATGTCTGCATGGAAAGGCACATCTCCTGTTCAATTTTTGTCAGATGATAGTGTTGTTAATGTTTTAAATGATTACAATAAGGCTTTAGACAAAGGTGCGGAAGCAACAGCGAAGTTTTTTGAAGCAGGAACTGGTAATGATTTTATGAATGGCTGGTTAAAACAGGTTAAAGGTGCACCAGCGACAATGGATGATTATAAAGCTGCTGTTGCAAAAGCTGAATTAGCACAGAATGGACTAACCGCATCAATGGTCGCTTCTAAAGTAGCTGCATTGGCATTAAACGTAGCTGTTAGCATGGGTGTCAGTATCGCAATTTCTGCATTGATAAAATTGGTAGACAATTTAGTTCATGCAAATGAAAAAGCCATTGAAAAAGCCGAAGAACTTAGAGATAAATACAATGATTTTAAAGAAACAAATGCGTCAAATGTAAAGACCTTAAACGATTTAAAAGATGAATTTGAAGAATTGTCAGATGGCGTTTCTCAATATGGAGACAACATTTCGCTTACAACAGAACAATATGCAAGATATCAAGAAATCGTTCAACAAATTGTTGGTATGTCTCCATCTTTAGCAGAGGGCTATGACACAGAAAATGGGTATATAGCTGATAAAAACGGACTTTTAGAACGTGCAATAGAATTACAGGAAATAGAATACAGGAATGAATTAAGGAAGATAACAAATCTTAATAATTTAAAAACTTCCATGTCTGGATATATTGCTGAATACAAAGAGGCATTAAATGGTGGTTATGTTACAGCTGAAGGTAATATAGTTGGCACTACTATTGATACTGACTTCAAAAATTCTTTATGGGAACTTTTTAATACAAACAATAGAGAAAATTATGATGGTCAGAGTATGGCAAGAGACATCATGGACGCTCTTGGTGTTAAAGATATTGACAAAGAAATTCAGAAATATATCAATGAATATGGTTATTGGCAAGACAGTGATTTTTGGAACGATTATTGTGATCAAATTGCTAATAATTTAGATGCCGTAACCAACTCTTTGTCTGCTGAAGAAGTTGGATTAGATGATACTGTATTTGATCAGAATATCGAAAAGCTTGAAAGCTATGCTGAAAAATATAACGATATGAAAGATTCTGTAAAAAGTGCTAATGAGTCTATCCAGACAGATTTGGGATATATCGCAGAATATGCAGATGGTTACTCTGATTTATCTAAGGAGCAGCAAAAATTTGTCACAGATTATTTAAAAGGTTTTGATATATCTGATATTACTTCTGAAAATTCTATGGGAATTTTAGAATATGATGAAGATAAAATGGCTTCTGTAAAAAGTCAAATTAAGAAGTTTGTAGAAGAACTGTCGCATGATAATTCTACTAAACAGGCTCTTACAGATTTATACGCGCCTCCATCAGATAATGAAACTATTGAAGAATACAAAAATCGAATTGATTCTGCATTAGAAGTTATTCGTAAATATTGTGAAGCCAATGGCATTGAAATTCCAGTTGGAATTAGCGATGTTGAAGATTCTGCAACGAATTTAGAATCTTCATATAAGCAAACCATTGAGAATGCAAAAGAAAAATATGGTGAAGATTTAACTCCATTTTTTAAAGAGAATTCTATTAATACACAAGAAGAAATAGATAAATGGCGTGAAATCGCACAATCTTGTGACACTGCAACTGAAGCAAAAAAGAAATATCTTGAAGCTGATACATCCCAAGAAGCATCGACTTCCTTTGAACTTCCAGACGCAGAAACACTCAAACAACAAATCTCCGACCTCAACTCAGCAATAGACTCTATCCAGTCAGCATATGACACTCTAAACTCTGCTGTAGAGGAGTACAATACAAACGGTGGGACATTATCTATCGACACGATTCAATCACTACTCTCTCTTAGTGATGAATATCTTGCTTGTTTACAAGTAGAAAACGGACAACTTTCTCTTAATGCGGATGCAATGGCTCAGTTAGCACAATCGAAACTTGATGATGCACAAGCTACTGCTGTTACACAGGCAATGACCGAACTTGATACTATTGCAAAGGGCGAAAACTCTTCTGCTAATTCTGCTTATATTAGTGGTAACGCTGCCCTTATGAGCAGTTTAGCTCAGTTGAGTGGTTCATATGAAGGTGTTGCAAAAGCTGCTATGACTGCCGCTCAAGCACAGAGAATGTCTGCTTTAATATCCGATGCAGCAGGAAAAGATAAAACTGCTACAGAAAATGTTATGAAAGGATTGGATACAAAGCTTAAGTTAATCCAAACTACAAAAGCTTCTATCAATGCAGGCAATTTTGGAAAAGTAGCCGGAAAATCATCTTCTAGTTCTAAAGGTTCTGGTTCTGGTAAATCAGCATCAGACACTGCTAAAGAAGAAATCGAAGCATACATGGAATATTTAGAAAAAGCTCTTGAAGGTGGCAGAATTACATACAGTGATTATGTTCGTGATGTCACTCTCAAATTAGACGATATGTATCATAATGGTCGTATCACAGCTAAAGAGTATTTCGACTATGTCGAGAAACGTTTAAATCAGCAATTAGAAGTATATAAATCTGTTCTGTCTGCTGTAACCGATTTGTTAGAGGATGAAGCGCAGAAATGGCAAGACAAGATTGATGCTTTAAATGACGAAAACGATCTTCTTGAAAAACAGAAAGATGATTATGACTCCATCTTATCGGCAGTAGACCAAGTATATCAGGACGAAATAGACCGACTTAATGAACAGAAAGATTTATTACAAGACAAGATTGATGCTATCAATGATGAAAATGATGCTTTAGAGTTGCAACGTAAGAAGCAAGAAGCATTAATTGCATTAGACAAAGCTCGTCAGCAAAGAAATGTAAAAATTTACACTGAAGACCGTGGATATTTTTATAGTATCGACCAAGATGCTTATAAGGATGCACAACAGAATCTTCAAGATATTAAGAATGAAGAAGTCATTAAAAAACTTGAAGACGAACAGGATGCTTTGGATGACAGTATTGAACTTCTTGAAAAATATCGTGACTTATGGAATGATATTGCAGATGCCTATAAAAAGAAAACCAACGAAGCTCTAGCGGTTGCTTTATGGGGAGAAAATTATGAAAAGTTGATTCTTCAGAACCGTACTCAGGATATTGAAGCTTTTAAAGACAAATATCTTGAAATTCAGTCTAAGATTGATGATAATAAATCTCTCATCGACTCTTACCAGGAAAAAGTAGACTACTACAATAAACTGAAAGAACAGTGGAGTGACATCTCATCTGCTTATGAGAAAGAACAGCAAAGAATGTATGCTGCTCAGATTCTTGGTGCTAATTGGGAAAAAGATGTCCTTGACGGACGTTTGGATGTATTAAGTCAGTTCCGTGACCAATATCTTGAAATTCAGCGTCAGATGACACAAGCTGCCTTAGATGGTGCAAGGGCAAGAAATGATGCTGCTGCATCTGGTGGTACTGGTGGTTCTGGTGGTAGTTCAGGAGGCGGTGGAGGTTCTACTCCTATTCAAAATCAACAGGCATATCATGTATTACATCTTGTAGGTGGTTATTCTACAAGCGGAGAAGCATCGAGTAAAATAAGTAGCTTTAATGGTAAAGGTGTCTATAAGTATAAAGACGGAAAATGGTATGTTTACAAAGAAGAAGATTATTCAAATCTAAGTTTTGGTAGCAAATCAGAGGCAGACGACTATATCAAGAAACATTTAAGTCCTGCCGGAAAATTTTTAGTAAAATACTATCATAATGGTCTTGAAAATGGTCTTGTTGATTTTAGCAAGAAAGATTCCAACTTTGATCTTGTTCAGAAATATGGACTTAAGAAATATGAAGTACCGGCAATTTTAAAACAGGGCGAAGCTGTTATGAATCAAGAACAAATCAAGAATCTTGGTGAAGCATTAAGAGCTATTCCAACTGCCGCTACTTTGTATACAACACCTGATTATACGAAGATGCTGTCTAGTCTAAAGACTAACAATACTCCTGTTATGGTTACTCAGAGTGTAAATATAACATTACCTAATGTTACTAATAACTCTGGTTATGAAAATCTGACAAGAGAATTAAATAGACTTAAACTTGACGCTTACCAGTTTTCGAATAGACGGAATTAAAGGAATTATTTATGGAGAGTGGCTTATGCTGCTCTCCTATTTTTGGAGAAAAATATGAACAATAATATTTTAGAATCGGTAAAAATACTAATCAATAGTAGAAAATGTCGTGAAGATAAAACATTCCCGGCTGTAATACATGGTAAAGATGGTTCAAATTATCAGATACCATATGAGGGAATTTTACATTCAATTCCAAATGCATTACCTTGTGATTTATCTATTGGTCAATTGGTATGGGTTAAAATACCATCTGGCGAATTAAGGAATATGCATATTTGTGGATTAAGAACTAAATAAGGAGGAATGAAATAAAATGGCTTTAAGCACTCCTACAATAAATAAAATAGATGTATTTGATGCTACAAAAGAGTTTGAATTTGAATTTTCTTATTCTGGTACACAAGCTGTAAAAAACAGACTCGTAATTAGAAAGAATGATGATTATTCAATTGTTTATGACCAAACCGAAGAACGATTAAAATTAACTCACACTCTTCCTGCTAATACATTGATAAACAATACAACTTATGTTGTTCAAGTTCAAGTATTTGATGTAGATGGAAATACAAGTACATTATCTGAAGCCCAGAATTTTAGTTGTCACTCTACTCCTTCTTTAGTTTTCACTGATATAACCGATGGAGAAATGATAACAACTGCTAATTTAAAATCAGAAATTACATTTACACAGAACGAAGGAGATTCTATTAAAGAACTTGAATTTCTATTATATGACAACAATAAAGCAAATATATACTCTTCTAACATGTATTATGATGATTTTTCTAATCATGTTTATTATGGCTTAGAAAATTTAACAAACTATTATATTAGAGCAATTGGGTCTACTGTTTATGGTTTTACAATAGATACTGGATATATTGGTATTGTTGTAAAATACAAAACAATTGTAACTAATATGAGTGCAAATATTGTACCAAAGAACGGTCAGTTCTTCATAGATGCAAATATTGTTGCAATTGATTATGATGTTAAGAACAATAATTATAAAATTGTCAACGGAGAAGCGATTATTGGTAGTGATAATGTTGTTACTTATAACATAAATCATGTCGATAATGACCATACTATCATTATCAGAGCAAAAGACATATATGATACATGTTTTTGCAATATATTGTATGATGAAGCAAAAGTAGATATATCATTATTGTCAATTTCAAATATACGTTATTGTAAACTAAAAGCAACCGAAGACAACAGTATATATGTAATATATAAAGAACTTACTGACAGTTCTGCAACTCATACAAAAGATTCTATAATCAATTTTGAGATTCATAGAATTAATGGTATTTTTTCATTAAAAGCATATTATGCGTAGAAAGGATGGTGACATTATATGTTTTTAGGATTAGATTTTTTTAGTGGAAAATATTCAATGTTGCCACAGCCTATTGCCACACAAGAAATGGACAAAATATCTCTTAATGGTGGAACATACGATCATTTATATGTATCAACAAATTCGACAGATACCGTATCAAACATTAATGATGAATGGAACGAATACACAAGAGTAAATGCTTCTTATGATGAAAATTTAGAAGGTGGTAATACAGCGTTTTCATTAAAAAATACCGATACTATTGTTATTAAAAGAAGAGAAAAAGGTAAAACCGATTGGATTACTATATTTACTATTCCAATAAAAAAACTATCGGATTTCAATTTTTTAAAAGAATATAATTATGCTAAGTCGGATATAGATTATGATTTTATGATTATATCAACGATTAATGGTGCTGAAAATTCTTATGAATTGCTCTCTTCTGCTTCTAAGTTTGCCGGAATCTGTATTGCAGATAAAGACCACTTCTATCAGACAGCTTACAATTTAGATTCTACAGATATTACGCAAAATACACCAAATAGTGTACTCACTTTATTAAACAGTAAATATCCAGCAGTTATAAATAATGCAGATACTAATTATAGTTCTGGTAATATCACTGCTCTTTTTTTGCAGTTTGATGAAAATTGTGAACCTTTTATTGGTAAGAAACAAATGGACTATCTGTTAGAGATAATGAACTGGCTTACTAATAGAAAACCTAAAATTTTAAAATTTGATAACGGAGTTGTAAAGATTATTAAGATAACAGGGACTCCTTCTATTGTTGATGGTGGGCATCCTGATATTAAGAGAATCAGTTTTGATTTTACAGAAGTTGGCGATTCTGATAGCGAAAAAGATTTATATTGGTCTGCATTATCCGATGTAGAACCGAATAGATGGTAGGTGTTACATATGAAATATAGAATAACAGAATTAGACAAAGAACTGATTCTTCAAAACACAAATGCTTTAACATATAGAATTCGTATATCTGTGACTAATAATAAGAGAAAAATTATAGACGTACTAACCGGTATTACAGATCTTGGCTCTAGTAATATAGATTCTGATTCCAATATAAGACGTACATTAAGTTGTACGATTAAATTAGATGACTTTATTAATGATATAGAAGCAAAGATTTCACATTGGCTTGGATTGTACTATGAAGTCGAAGTTGGGATTTTTAATCAAAGAACAGACGAATATACATATTATCCTTATGGCAGATATTGTATTACGTCTTCAAGCACCATATATAATGAATCAACTAATTCTATTACATTGGAATTATCTGATAGAATGGCTGAACTTGACGGTACAAGAAACGGTCAAGTTGGCGGTGCTCCTACAATTAAAATACCGAAAATTGTGGACGGAAAGAAACAGACTTTGCGTGGTTCTACCATAAACTTGTTAAAATCATCTACCAATGTAGATAAATACATAGTAGATGATATTGGGGAGTTTTATGGAATGCCACAAAACAATGATGATTATGCTGAGTATCGAAAACTACATGATGAGTGGAACGTCATACCGTATGACCTGGAATTCTCTAGCGGAAATTATATGAGCGATATGTTATTTGAGATTAGAGATTTATATCCTAATTGTCAAATGTATTTTGATGTTTATGATAATTTCTGTTTTGACATGATTCCTTCGTTGGATTCAGACAGAGCCGAGTTAGATAACGATTATATTCAACAAATCTTGGTTGGTGCATCGGCAGAGTCTGTATCTTATGATACTAAATCTATCAGAAATGTAACCGAAGTATTTGGGAAAGATTATGATATAGATTATTTTGCAGAGAAAGTAACTTATATAAGTAATATGTATACATTAACTTTGGATAATGTAGGAGCTTATTCAAAATATGATATGATAGCATTTAAACCTACTGCAAATTGTTCTGCTGGTGCAAAACTTAAAATAAATTCTCTTGATGCAATTCCTATTTATTACGAATATACCACTACTCCATTAAATGCAAAAGAACTGTTAAAAGACGAAACTGCTGTAGTTGAAATATATAAAATTGAAGATAAATATGTTGCGTATTATCTTGGTGTATATCAGCCACATGCGTTATGTGTATTAACTAATAATGAAAATGATTCATATTATACAAAGGCTTATTTTTCTAAGGTTTATAACGTAAAGCAGAAAAATATAGTCTTTAGAGTTGAACATTTTTCACCATTTTGTGTGCAAAGAATGGGAGAAGTTTTAGATTCTAAGTCTGGTGATGAGTATGACAATATTATTTCCGAGTCAGTTGCCATGCAGAATGCAAAATATAGCAACAGGTCTACAACTACGATGTATGATACAGTAACTATTACCACTCTTCTGCTACCTTGGTTAGATGTAAATGTAAAATTAGACTATAAAAAGCAACAAGAGAAAACAACATATTCCTATGTTGTAAAATCAAAATCTGATAATTTTGCAGACGGTACTAGCACTATTACAATGTATCGGTTCTTGCAATTATACGAATAGGAGAATTTAATATGGCAATAACTTATTCAAGAGAGTCTGGAAGTTTATTTCCAGACTCAATTTTGTCTATGAATGATAAAAAAGACATTGACGATTCTGTAAAGGATCTTGTCATGCAAATCTATTCACTCATAGAAAATAATAAAATAAATAAAGCAAAAGCATTAAGAAACGACCATCCTGAACTGGATGATTATGAAGTAAACGCTGCTGATTTTAATTTACTTACTGAAGAAATACAAAATATCGGAATATATACAAAACGATTATCAGGAACAGTTGTATTAAAAGACGAACCAACATTAGATTATGATACTGGTTCATCTTGGATACGACCATTGGATTAAAAGGAGGAATTAAATTGGCTGAATTAGATACAACTAGAATACCAGTCAGTGATTTACAGGCAGATGATATGGACGTATTAAAGTCCTATAACGAGGATATAGCTTCTGGCAACTTCTCATCTGCTGTTGAAAAATTGAATAATGCAAATATTGATAGAGGCGGTAGAGCCTCTATTTTTAATTCTTTAAAAAAGAAAACACAGGAACTTGCAGTATGGGTTCTCAATCTTACTGCTGATCAAGACACCTTTTACTCTCTCGAAAAACCAACAGATGAACAAATGGTTGGGAAAGTATTTTGGGTACAACCTTTTTCTAAATAGGAGGATATGAAATGAGTATTTTATCTACTATTTTTAAAGCTAAGAGATATATAAAAACAGATAACGGATATCAGTTGTTTAGCGAATGGCAAAGGGCATCAGAAGTAGAATTCAATAACGGAAGTGACGCAGAAACTACTCTTGGTGCAATTAATGGAATTACTTCTTCCTTGAATACCAACAATGATAACTATGCATTATCGGCTGCTGGTGGATATAATTTACAGTCACAAGTTACTAAACTAAACACAAATTTAAGTAAGGCGATAACCACATCAAATATTGGCAGTCAATCAGTTAATTATGCCAATAGTGCAGGTACTGCTAATACAGCCAAGTATGCAACATATGCTACTGCTAAATACAATGGTAATCCCAGTCCATTATGCGTTTCACTGTCCGAATCGCAAGTGCAGTTTGTTTGGAATACATCCGTAATGCGAGTAGATGTCTATGTTGATAAAACGTATATTGGTCACATAGTGACTAATTAAAGGTATTAAAATGAGCTATCTTAAACATAATAAATGACGTAATATGCTACTCCCACATTCTTTTCTGAAGAATTACTATTCCATAACCTTACTGTGAAATTTTTATTAACATTACGCCCAACGCTTATACCAACTGCATTTGTTACAAGGATTGGTATTTGTGCCACAATAGTTGCATCGGCAGGAACGGATATGCCAAAAGTGAAATCTCTGCTAGCACCTGCTCCAACAGTTATATCTCCTTGGGATTTTGAGATTAAATTTAATTTATTTTGTTTTGCTGCTATAGCTTGATTGGTCTTGGTTAAATTTCCAGCAACAGTCTGATTGGTTTTTGTCAAATTTGTGTTTTGTTAAGAACGCATGTTCTATATTTTCATATTTAAAACAGAGAATATTTAACTGGAAATATTTCCCTATTTTATTTTTGGAGGTAGAACATTTATGAAAAGTTACAGAGAAGATCGTTTTGATGAAGTATTAAATTTTATGTCAGAAGAATTATCAGTAGAGCAATTAAGAAAGTTAAAAGAAGTGTTGTATATTACCTTTAAAGATTCTGATATAAGTCCAAAATCTACAGAGATAATACCAGTTGAAAGCTCTATTGATATAATCTTAAAGAGATACATCTTGACAAAACAAATGGAAGGAAAATCTATCGGGACATTAGAGCGTTACAAAAATATCTGTACACCAATGTTGCATTATATAAACAAACCTATAGACAATATAGAAACATCAGATTTAAGAATGTACCTTATACTCTACAAACAAAGTAGAAAGGTATCCAATAGGACATTGGATGGTATGAGAAGGTGTTTTTCTAGTTTCTTTAATTTTTGTTTTAATGAAGGAATTATTAATAATAATCCATGTGCTGCATTAAAACAGATAAAATATACAAAAGAAATAAAGAAACCGTTTTCTCATGTTGATATGGTAAAAATGCAAGAATCCTGTACTACTAAAAGAGATAAAGCACTTGTAGAATTTTTATATGCTACAGGTTGCAGAGTTTCAGAGGTTGTGAAATTAAATAGAGATGATATAAATTTTTATACTAAAGAGGTAATTGTTCTCGGTAAAGGGAATAAGCAAAGAACGGTATATTTAACAGACATAGCATCAATGAGGTTGATTGATTATTTAAACAGTAGAACGGATACAAATGACTGTCTTTTTGCTTCTGAAAAGTCACCATATGAACGTTTGTCTAAAAATGGCATTGAAGCCGTTATTAAAACACTTGGCAATAAAAGTGGTGTTGATAATGCTCATCCTCATAGATATAGAAGAACGCTTGCTACAAATCTTCTTGATAAAGGGATGCCAATACAGGACGTTGCTTGTATTTTAGGACATTCAGAATTATCAACAACTCAGGTATATTGCTATATTAATCAATCAAATGTAAAAGCGTCTTATCAGAAATATTCTGTATAAGTGTGAATATAAAAAATAACCAACCCTTTATGATATAATAAGGGCTTTTTGTCGTACATAAAAATATAGAAAGGAATAAAAAATCAATGGAAAAAATAAAATTTAATAAAAATGATATTATCTTTAATGTCAGAATGACACGGGTTAAAGATGATGTCATTAAAATTGAATCAGAAAAAGCTATTCCAAACGAAATTATTACAAATGGATTTGTAATAATTAATGAATTTAATGATAGTATTATGGCAGACTATAGTGATTATAAAACTATATATGTAGAATCAACAGATAATGCTTACTACCTTTCTACAGGTGATAAATATGTTGAACCTGCACCTGAAAATCCAGAACCAACAGAACCTATCATTGAAACATTGGAAAACGTTAAAACAAATAAAATTTCTGAATTAAATGCAATTTGTAATAAGATGATTACAAGTGGTGTCGATGTTGAGATAGATGGTAAGACTGAACATTTTTCTTATACAATTGAAGATCAAGCTAATATTGATGATATAGCACAAATGGCAAAATCTACAAATATGGAGCAATCATATCATTGTGATAATGGTTCTTGTAAATTATATACGGTAGAAGAAATTACAAAGATTTATATGACTCAGAAAATGAATAAAGCTCATAATATTACATATGCTAATCAATTAAAATTATATGTAAAATCATTAAAGGAAAAGGCTGAAGTTGAATCTATTGCATATGGTCAGGACTTAACTGGTGAATATTTGAATACATATAATACAATTATGGAGCATGAACAATCTGTTGCAAAAGCATTTATTGCAACAGAATAAGGAGCATTATCATGAAAATAGTTAAGAAAATCCTTAGATTTATCTGTAAATGCATATTTGCATATTCTTTCTGTGGAGGATTATATCTTCTTATAGAGATGGCATTCCGACAAAGAACCGATTTAAGTATGTTTTTTCTAGCAGGTTTTATTGGTCTATTTGTTATGTTTTTCAATAATGTGTTTACATATGAGACAGATTATCTAATACAAATCATGGTTTGTACTACATATTCAACATTGATGGAAGGATTTGTCGGTAATATAATTAATTATGACTATCATATATGGGATTATAGAAATTTACCATTCTCATTTTGGAATTCACAAATAAATTTAATGTTTATTGGTTGTTGGATGTTTATTGTAGCTGCAATTATTCCTATGCTTGATTATATTGATTGGAAATTATTTGATTATTTAATTGATATTCCACCTTACTATAAAGTGTTTGGCAAGAAAATATACCAGTTTAAGAAAAAATAATTATCCAACTAAACACAAATTTAACTGCCGTAAACACAAATTTAAACAATGCCACAAAGATAACAGCAAGTAGCACTGTCACATGGAGTTCTGATATTTATTTTGGTGCTTTTGGAAGGCAGCAAATTATAAAAAGTGGAAAAATTTGTTTCCTGCATTTATGCTTCACCATAAAAACAACCGTTAATTCTGGTGGGGTTGTCTGTTTATTACCAAAAGGTTTTTTTCCAAAAGCGAATATTTCAAATTATGCGACAATTATATATTCAAAAGGTCAGGTTACAAGTGTCCCGATTGCATTTGACGTAAGAACTAATGGACAAATAATTTTAGGGACAACAATTGATGCATGTGCAGTTGAGTTAAATTGCGTTTATGAAACAGCTTGATTTACGTATGGTTTTTAGCCTTTAATGTAAAGAATTCTTACAAAAGGAGATTGCTTTATACTGCTAGTATTTTTATTGTCAAGCACAAGGCGAACTGTATTGAGCTTTGATATTTCAAACGTTCTAGCAAAAAGTCCAACAGTTCTTGTATCGACACCAAGTATACCAACTGCTACATAGCCATTCCGAGTATAACTGTTGTCTATTGTGTATTCGATTGCGTCAGAAGAGTTTCCTGCAATTGTAATGCTTGGAAGTACAGTTCTATCACCAACAACAATCTTTGTGTTTTGTTAAGAAAATAATTGCAATAAAAGTACCTTTCTATTATACTGTATATAAGTGAGGTGCTACAATGAAATATAAAGTATATGATGGAATAACAAAAAATTTATCAGATGTAACACTTAATACAATGGATGATGCTGAAAGTCTTATTAATATATTAAAATGGCTTGCAATTAAATCCAATATAAAACATAATTATATTGTTGTCCCACAAGTAGAAATAGAAATAAAATTATAGGGTATACAGATTAATTTCTGTGTACCCTATTTTTTACGCTTTTATACATGTCACATATTTAAAAAATGTATATAATTTTAAACATCTGATATGAATAAAATAGGTTTGATCTTTGCACCAATTTAAAAATTTTTTGCACCAATTTGACACCAATTACTTCGGATAGTATCGAATGTCGCAGTATAATATAGGAAATATAATAAAAAAAGAAAGTGCTGAATCCTTGATAAATTCAACACTTTCTTGACTTTCGTTATTTCCGAACTGC